GTTAATGGCACGGCAGTAAATGTCGTTACAGATAATGTTATTGCAACTGGCGGCATTGTAGTTAATGGCACGGCAGTTAATTCGTCAATATATTCCACTACGATAACTGGTTTTGTAAACGTTAATGGAACATCACAAGTTGTAGCAAGCTATAATACAAGTTTGAGTGGAGGTGTTGTTGCTAGTGGCACTGCCGCTGTTACAATCCAAAACATAACAACAATCACTGGTGGTGTTGCTTTAAATGGATCTGCATCAATTGTAGCGATCTATAGTGCGGCTGCATCAGGTGGTTTAATTGCTCAAGGTGCATCACAAGGCACAATAAGCACGACTCAAGAAACTTTTGGTGGCGTTTCCGTAAACGGTATAGCAAATAGTTCTATATCATACAATGTGCTTGCAACGAATGGAATAGCGGTCACTGGAACTGCTTTTGCGAGTGCATCTTATAATGTATTTGCTACAAGTGGCGTAATTCTTAATGGCGTATCTGTTGTCGTTTTTGTCGGCAACACATCTATGTCTAATGGTTTAGTTGTCAGCGGAACAGCCAACTCACGAGCAATTTACAATGTGTTTTCTACTGGCGGCATTTCTGTAAGTGGCACAGCAGAAAAGGCATTTTTAGATCTTGAGGCTATGTCTGGAGGGGCAAGAGCAAGCGGCACATCAATTATTTCTGCAAGCTACAACATCGTAGCTGTAAGTGGGTGTTCCTTAGGAGGTGTTTCAAATGTAAGTTTGAGAAACTCTCAGACCATGAATGGTGGGGTTTCTGTAAATGGAAGCTCAATTTCAAGTGCGTCTTATAGCGTTTTTGCAGCAGGCGGAATAATCACAAATGGTGCAGTAAGGCCGTTGGTTGTTTATACAATTATTGGAAGCAACGGGACATTATCAGGCGGCTCAGCGAATATTCAAGTTGTCAATAATATAATTGCAGCTAGTGGAGTTTTAACTTCTGGACAAACAGAAACACAATACATCGTGAGATTCCAATCTTCTGGTGGCTCTATTTCCTCTGGAAGTTCTTTGGTATTTACAATTTACAGAGCAATTGCTTCAAATGGTGTTGTAAACAACGGCTCTGCATTTGTAAATCTTATTTACAATATTACTGGTAGTGGAGGTGCGAAAACAAATGGATCAGCATCACAGATCTTCAATGATTTGGAAGTTATGTCTGGAGGCATTAAGGCAAATGGAGCGGCAAACTCTAATGCCACATACAACATACCAGTATCAGGTGGTGTAGTTGCTGGTGGAGAATCTGATCAAATTGGCGATGTTGCGATATCAATGTCTGGTGGTGCAACTATTGCTGGTACATCGAAAGCAATTGTAACATATAACATTATTTCGATTAATGGTGTTGAACTTTCAGGGTCTGCTGAGACTTTTGTAAGATATACATTACAATCTTTTGGTGGACTATTCTCAAATGGATCTGCAATAAGTAATATCGTCTATCAATCAATAGGAAGTGGTGGAGCTTCTACATCAGGCTCTGCAAGTGTTTCAATCATAGGCACCAATATTTCTTCTGGTGGCTTAAAAATTGGCGGACTAGCAGTTTCAAGATTTATTTACAATTTTTTGCCAAGCTTTGGACTGACCATAGGTGGACAATCAAATTCACAAACACAAATAAATATTTTTGTGAGTGGTGGCTTAAAAGTACAAGGCACAGCCTTAATTCAAGCATTTTACATTTTAAGAGCCTCTTCTGGAGCGATTTTAAGTGGCTTGGCAACAACAACAGCACTCTATAAACCTCTACTTGCTGGTGGTGTCAAAACAAGCGGAGACTCACAAGTTGTTCTGGTATATGCTCACATAATTTCTGGCGGAGCAATAGTATCTGGTCAATCGAAACAAGAATTCTATGATTTTGAAAATGCAGTTGGAAGAATTCAAGTAAGCGGCAACGCTTCAGTTCAAATTACATATCATTTAGAATCAAGTGGTGGACTGGTTATCTCAGGATTTGTTCAGACCAATGCCACATACAATCCATTAGTTTTTGGTGGCGTAACACTAGGCACTGAATCAACAGCTAATACTATTCTTTCAAACATTGGCTCTGGTGGATCGCTGGTTAACGGTCAGTCAATATACGAAGAAATCACACAAGTAATATCAACAGGAGGCATTTTAGCTAATGGACAATCAAAAGTCTTTATTGATAGTTCTGAATTGATGTTTGGTGGTGCCCAAATCAATGGTGAAAGCCTCATCGTTCGTGTAGTAAATGAACTTACTTCTGGTGGGGCTAATTGTTTTGGACAAGTTGATTTTAATGTAGAGTACGACATTAGATCCTTCGGTGGCGTAGTAATTAGTGGTGGGATGATCACTAATTTCTATGTGGACATTATGTCTGGTGGGATAGTTCTAAACGGATCTTCATCAGTAGTATATGGTTATATTCAGCCAGTATATGGCGGAATAATTGTTGGTGGAAACGCTACAGGTCGTGTAATTTTAAACAGTAGCACGCAAAACTTACCAAGAAAATATCGAATTAATGAAATTGTTTATGTTCAAAAGCAGGCCATGCCTGTTCAATATTTAAAAGCAATAATTCGTGGTTATAGAAATATTGAGGACATTTGGTACTACATCACAGATATAGGCGTTTTTCCTGAAACAGAACTTATTTCTGAATCAGGATTTGAAAACCTACGTAAATCAAAAATCGCGGATGAATTGGCACGTCGTTACAGTCGATTCATTAAAGGAAGTATTGATCCCAGTGGAAGCGAGACAGCCGTTATTCCAGAGCCAATTAAGATCTCTGAAGAAGTTTCTCATAGAGAAAAAACAACCAACACACAATCTAAAATTTCTAAAAAGAACAATAGATTTCAAAAAAACCCAACAGAAAAAGTCACTCCTTCGTATCCTTATCCTTTGAAAATTTCAGAGTCTATTATGCAAAGAGAAAAAATTACTAGAATTAGTAATGAACTATGGGAAAATTACAAACAATTTAAAAATTCAGTCAATGACCCTAATCCAATAATTGGGGCTCTTTCGTTTCAAGGCGATGACCAAGTAGAGGAGGCACCACTATGATTACCCATAATATTAACATGTCTGGAGGCGTTGTAGTCAAAAGTTGCAGTTTTATCAGATACATTCAACAAGTGTACACAAAATATTATGCAAGAGATATTCTTTATAACATTCATGCTGCTCGTAAAGGAAAGCTTGAAAAGATTGTATTGAAAGAACGTCTTGTTAGCAATTTTAAAAAGACATATGGTAGATTAAATGTGGTCTATAAAGACACATTTAATGGGCTGTGGAATGAATCGGACCTAGTTGAATATGCAGAAGCTCACGCATTAGCTCAAGCTTATTATGAACGCATGATAGTTGAAGCAGAAAAGCTAAAGGATTGTTAAGAGGCTGCTTTCCATCTAAGTTTCTTTTTGGCACGACTAGCTGCTGTGTAAGCCCATCGCTTGTGAGCCCAATTTTTACACATTTGCTCGATTACAAGAACATCATCCCATTCATCGCCTTGAGATTTATGACCTGTTATGCAATAGGCATAATCAAAAGGATTTGGACCATCTTGACCTTTTTGTTTAATTTGATATGACTCTTGCCCGAAGCAAGAGTCATCGAAGCACACGCCTTCAAGAATTTCTCCATCAAACTCAAAGTCTATATAACTTCTACTTTTGAGTTTGTATAGGTTACGCACAATCCCTTGCATTCCATTAAACAATCCGGCTTTTCGATTATTTTTTAAACACATTATTCTTTCCCCAATATTTAGTAAACCCTCGTATCCAAGGGCTTTTCTAATTTGGATGTTTGTGGCAACCCGAGTTTTATTGAACGCACAAATTACTTGATTTACTTCACATAAAATCTCATCTTTCAGTGCTCGGCCCGGCAAAAACTCTACCGTGGCGTCTGAACCACGAAAGCTACGAGACGCAAATCCCATGCGTAAGTGTTCTGCAAATCTTGCAATATCACCAGCGTTTCTATGTATTTCTTCCAAAGTATAATCAGGCTTTTCCATCAGGTTTAATTTTGAATCAACGGGCTCAAGTTGTCCGTGATCTCCTACAAAAACCATAGGCAACCCAAAACTTTTAAGATCATCATAAATGTCTTGAGACACCATAGAAGCTTCATCAATTATAAAGCCAGCACAACCCACGTCTGGGTTTAGATCAAAATACACGACTCCATTATCAAAAAATGGTTTGTAAATTCTTGAGTGAATAGTTGTTGCTGAAATTCCTTTTTTACGCAAAACGTTCGCAGCTTTTCCCGTATAAGCAGCCACAGCGTATTCTGGGAAGAATTTGGTTAGATATTTGATCAGTGTGGTTTTACCCGTTCCAGCATAGCCTCCAAGGGATTGCTCCAAGAGATTTTTTTCTCGAATTCCATTAACAAGTTGGAATAAGGCCCACTTTTGTCTCTCTGTCAAGTCGATTTGAGGTTTTTCGGTGATTTCCATATATGATTCTCGCATTTTTGCTACAAAAACTTGCACTATATTTCAGTAAATATCTTATAATAAAAGAGTTGCTCAGACAAGGGCGATTGCGAGGCATTTATGGTCAATTTGTTTGGTCTTTCAAAGAAAGCTTTCGATTCAAAAGATAAAGGTTTTTACTTTTCTTTTTTCCCCCTCCACACCTTAATTATTTTGAAAACTAAAAATTCAGACTATGAAATAGAATTGTTAGAAAACAAAAAAGGGTTAATTTCTGGTGGAAACAGATCGAACAACAAACCAAGGTTTCCTGATCCGACAATCATATGTCCGCTTGGATCAGTTATAGAAAATGCAATAGTGCCAAAAGAAAATTGGATTGGATGTGGAATGAGATTTGAGTTTGTGATAGAAGAAACGCAGCAAGTCGTTATAACCTCTGAAATCATCAACGCTGAAATTCGAGCCAAAGATAAAAGTTGGATTTATTCTATGGATTGGGAATAAAGAGATTTGCCCAAATACAAATCGCTTGTCCTAATTTTTTCAAATAATCATTCTCATGACCTTCCAAGTTTTGACCAATTTCTTTCATGCATGAAATGGGCGTTCTTGTTTTAAGCTCAATACCATCAATTATTTCCCAAAAGTTTTCATTAAATTTGATTCCCGGAGCTTCTTTCACCAGATTGTTGAAGGCATCACTTGCTTTGCTGTGAAAAATATATGGCTTTCCACATGCTATATGGTAATCCAGATGATCGCATACTTTTTTGCAAATAATACCAAACCAAATATCATCAAAACGCCCATATGGACTATTCATTCCCATCAAAGGAAAATACGTTAATGGCGTTACATCGCTTGTGAAGGCAAAATTCATTCCGCAGAATGGAAAGTATTGATTGCGTGGCATTAGTCTTGTTTTGGTCAATTCAATTGATGGTTGGTCTTCAAATTTAAACATTTGAATCGCATCAAAATCAGGGACGCCTTGCCATAAACCCATGCTGAACTTAACATTTGTAAGACAGCCTTTGTTTCTGTAAGGAAGACCTCTAGTTCTGTATCCTAAAACTGATTCTCCCCATTTGCTTGTGTGATGCAAGTTTTGAATGTGTTCTTTGCAAAAGCTATCAAATGTTGGCAAACAATCATCATCTAATGTAAAAATGTTTTTTGCACCTAATTGCCAAGCTTTGTAGAATCCAAAGCATCGTATGGCACTATCTCGACGAGAAATAATCCAAGAATCAGCTTTAAGCTCCTCGTCTATTTCTTTCCAAGAAAAATGATAATTAACATCTACTTCAAAAGTTTTAGTTGGATTATCTTCAACCAAAATGACAGCATCCCAACCACCCACATCTTTCCATTCAATCAGAAAGTGTTGGATGCTGTCTTTGCGAATAGATGGTATAACAAGAAAATTCATATTACTCTTCTGAAATGATTGCTAAAATATTGCTAATTTCAAGCAGAGCATTTATTCTTCCTGTTGTGCAGGCGGGGTTTTCAATTTCGGTACCTCGGCCAGTCCAGTAGACTCTTTGACCTACTTCTAAACCACAATCCTCTGGAACATTTGGTCCCATAGCAGTAATGTAAGCTTGTGGGGCACCATCCACAGTGGCGTTTTCTGAAATATGAAGACTAGAGCCCATGATTTCATCTGCTCGTAAAACTTCAACAAGCATTTTAGATCCGAAAGGACGAACGCTTTTTGCCTTGGGAAGTGCTGCTCTTAATTCTTTGCCTGTGGCGTCAACGATTTTGTTCGACATAATGATTCCTTTTCTATTCAAAATAAAAGACTAGTGTCTATCGCTATATTAGTAAACATCAAAAAATATTTGCAACAAAATCAACTTAGAAGTTAAGGTAAACTTAAACATTGTTAGATTCCATTTCTGGCAAAAATACCCTAACTTTGACCTATATACCCTTAGTTTTATTATATGAGGAAATCATGGCTTATTTTCAAAATCCCTTTTCAACAGAATTCAGAGGAAATTGGGTTTTAGGTGACCGACAGTATTCAATCGCCTTCGTCTGTCCACCAAATGCTGGTAGATCCGACACTTTGGTAAGTGCATGGAAAGAGCCTGTGGGCTCTCCTGCAACTTACAATCTCTCAGGTAACGATGTTGATGGCAACTCAAAAGCCATTCTTACATTTAGATTGACCACAAATGGCACCTTCCAAAACTATACCAATATAACTGTAGATTTGACTGACAACACTTATGCTGCTTTAAGTCCAGCACCTACATCTTCAGCAATAACACCTGCTCAAATAACAACAATTTTAAATGCAGACCCAACCTTTTCTACCTTCTTTACAGCTAGTCTTCACAAAGATAGTTCTGGGTTCCATACCAGAATTGTGATTATTCAAAAATTTGAAACTTCAAGAATGAAGTTTATTGTTTTAAATTCAGGGGCTGAAACAGTTTTAGGTTTTAATGCAAAAGCTGGCGTAGCACAACTTCCAAACTATTTTGCTAAATGTAAAATTTGGGGAGGAAATATGTCAGATCCAATAGACGAAACTAATGTTTTGATTCTTTTAGATCCTAGCAATTCTGGTGGAGCATCTCAAATTGATGATTTTATTATCGATAATGCTGTAGATGCGAGAGGAAATAGTCTTGAATTGGATTCAAATACCATGAAGCAAGACTGGGAACTCGTAGGCGGAAGAGCTTCTGGATTATTTTCTTTTCAAAAACTGACAGTGGATGGGAGCGATAGAATAACTGAAATTATTGAATACCCAGCAGGTGCAAAAGCTGGAGATCTTGGAAGAAAAATTCAATATCAGTATTCAGGAGCAAACAAAAATCCGAACCAAATAACAGAAATTCCCTACACTTTACAATCTGCTGATTTAGTTACTCCTTAGCAGTAAGACAAATAAAAACCCACTTCATTTGAAGTGGGTTCTGGGTAACGTCTGTTGTCAAACAGAATTTAATTAAACAGCCAATCCAGCCTTCACAACAAGTACGTTGCAAGCGGTGGTTGCTGGACCCTTCAAAACGATGGTAGTCGCACCAGTTGTAATTGCCAAAGAAGCAGCAACTGCTGCCGCAGCAGCAACACCAGCTTCAGTTACCAATACAACATAATCTGCGGAGACACCAGCAAGCTCAGGAAGCTTGATGGTTAAGTCGCCAGAACTATCCAAAGTGTGAAGCCCAGCATAAACAACTCTTGGACCGATAATCTTTTCAGCACCAATGCTCAAATGCTCAGAACCTTTTTGTTGTTTAACAGCAGAGCCAAGGCCCACGCCGGTTACAGAAGTAGCAGCCATAGTGATCTCCTTAAATATGAAAGAGGAACAAATCAAAGGTAGTTATGCTTTGTGCAATTAATTAACCCATAAGAGGTGCATGTTTAGAATAAAATTTGGTACATGAAAAAACAAAAGTAAAAACTACATAAAAGCATGGTTTATTATAATTTTCAATCACAAGTTTTGTTGGGAACTGTATTAGGTGGATCATCTTTAGTAAAGCCACCTAAAGGAATTAATTACTATCTTTCCATGCGAAGCCAAAATGAAAAATGGCTTTTTTATAAAATGGCTGAGATGAACGGTTATTTTTCAGAAATGAAATTGCACAAGTATGGCAACACCTATCGATGTAATTCATGTTGCCATGAATCGATAACAAAACTATATGAGGATTTGTATAATGGACCAAATAGACAGATAAAAATGTCAATTTTAGACACTCTTACAGATACCGGAATTGCCATGTGGTTTTTAGACAGTGGCGGCAAAACAGGTAGAGGAAAGAAAAACGCCTACATAAACACAACTAAGTTTGGCGAAGAAGGAACCAAAATTATCTTGCAATATTTTAATGAACTTGATTTAAATTGTAATATCAATCACGATGGCAAAAGATTAAAAATCTTATTTTCAGTTACAGGCACAGAATCTCTATTTAAAATTATCGCACATAGATTTCCAACATTTATGTATGATAGAATATAATGTCAGTCGCCACCAAACTGAACACACCAATATAAATCTCCATTAGATGCTCTGGCGTATCCAAGACCAGCATGAGTAAACTCTGTATTAAGTATATTATTTCGATGGCTAGTTGAATTCATCCAACCTACGATTAGCTTGTCAATACTGTCTTGTCCTCTTGCTATGTTTTCTCCGCCTAATTTAAATTTTTCATGCATAAAAGTATTTCCATGAAACATTCTTTTTCTTGCGGCCATAGTTTCTGCCCATTCTTGTGCAGTGGTCATAAGATCTGAATCTAATTGTAATTGAGCTAAGCCTTGCTTGCCCCTTTCAACATTATGAACAAAAAGAAGTTCAGTAAGAAAAATTTCATTTTCTCTTACTGAAACAGGCTCTCTTCTACAGCCAGATAAAAGAAATAAAGAAATTGCCAACAATACGCAGAATTGATTTATTTTTATCATACAACTTATCTATTATTATGAACATATCTTCTTAGCTTTTCAAAATTAAGATAAATTGCTATAATAAAAAATCGCCCAAGAAGACAAACTCTCAAGAACGCATCTTAGTGAGTACATACAATAACACACTGTGCTGTATTTCAGCCAGATCTGATAAGAATAATTCATGGATAGATTCAAAAAACATTTTGAAACATCTGGGATGAGCAACCAAGATTTTAGTCGCTTTCCCATCAATGAAAGAATGGCTCAAGGCCGTGTCATCGGCGAAAAATTCATCATTGAAAAACTAATGGAACATGGCGTAGAAATTCTTCCTGCCGAAGGCTACCATGCTGATGCACGTCTTAAAATTGATGGTTATCTTGGTGGATCTCCTCAAGAACCAGTACAAATCAAACTGCGTAGAACATTTAAGCCCGGAAGAAACGATATCGCATACGAAGTTTTAAGAAATCATGACAACAATAAAAAATTGTCAGAACAACTGCAAAACTTTCATCAACAAGGAAGAGACTATCGAGGAACTTTAGTCGAACACTATTTTGTACTAAATCAATCAGAAACTGAAATTTACTATGTTCCCGCATCCAAACTCAAACAGTCAGTTTTGGATTGCATCACTGAATTAGATTCATCAAGTTTCCAAGGCAAACTTTACAAGCCATTTAAGTCCTTTAATGGGATTGACTTACGTCCCACAAAAGACCCGGACCCAAAGAGTTTTACTCCAAACAAAGTGATGGCATTCATACCTGTTGAAAAAGTAGTTGAAGAAAAATTTACTATTTAATTCATAGTAAATAGTTTATTTGTAAATGATATGAAATATGGCTAAATGGACAGTTGGATTCGTAAATTGGAAATCTGTAGATTATTTATATTACCAATTTAAGATGCTATATGATTTCAATAATGACTTTGAATTGATTGTTGTAGATAACACATTTCCCAACCAAACAAAAGCATTAGAAGATATACAGAAAGAGTTTGAATTTAAACTCATATCTCATGATGGGATTGAATATCAAACACATGGATTGGGCCTAACAAAAATACTGCAAGCTGCATCTTCAAAGTACATTTTGTTTCAAGATCCTGATTTCTTTTGGGAAAAAAGGAGTCATCTAGCTTTTTTGGAACAATTTCTTATACAAGGCTTTCTTGCTGTTGGTGCGGCATTCGTAAGAAACGACTTTCCATCTGCATATGGTGCTGCTTATGTACTTGATGAAATCCAAGATCTAAATCTAGACGCTATTTGGAAAACTTGCCCCGCTTGTAAGCATGGTTTTTTAGTTGACCCTGATATGGATACTGGTTGGCAGTTGCGGCTTCGTTTGAAAAACAAACCATACATGTCATTTCCAATTAAAGATTACCAAGGAGCATTCTTTGGCTTGCATTCCTATGAATTTTATGGCAACACTTTTACTTACAATAAATTACCAATAGCACATCATTTAGGGCGTGGCAGTTACCCTATTGAAGATCCCAACAAACAAATTCCTTCAGAATGGGCTGACGCTAGAAGGGCTTACAGCAAACATTTTTATGATATTTCAAAGGAATAACATACATACTTGTATGGCACTTCCAACTTTTCAACAATGGCTAATGGAGCGAGGCAAAAGAACCTCTCTTGGCATTTACCCACCACTATATGGATCGGGGCAATTGCCTCCTCTTGCACACGCACCCACTAGTGCTGGACACCTTAATGCGTTTGCAACAATCCATGGCGACGAACATCCTGAGCTTTTAAGCAAGGAAATTAGAAAGGCAGCTAAAAATTACAAGAAAAACAAACATAAAAATGATGGAGAAGACAAACTTAAAAAACTTGGTCTCTAATTATTTTTTGTTTGTGCTTTCAATAGTTGCCTTCTTAGCTGCATCTGCTGCTACTAGTTTTTCTCTGACTTCTTGTAATTGTTGTATGGTGTCTTTGTTCAAATCCTTTAGAGCTTTAATTTCTTCTTTTAAAGAATTAAGTTGAGTTTCAGTAGCTACAACTTTTTGTTTAAACTCATCAATTGACAATTGCGACTGAAGTAAGCTTTTTTCTAAGCTTGATATCTTTTCTTTATACTGTTCACGATTTTGTTCTAGACCCACAAGACGCTCTTTTTGTGAGTCAATCATAACATATAAATCTTTGTTTTCGCCTCGTAACGAAAGAAATGTGCGATCAATATTGCTGTTAATATTAGTTATATGAGTTAATAGCAAGATGCTGATTATTCCCATGATTGCTCCGCCAAATATTTTCCAAAACCAAGGCGATCCTTCTTGGTATTGAAGGAGATCTCTATTTTCTGTCATTTATATTCCTCTTGAATCGAGAAGCACAGCAATATAGATAGACTTAATAGCTGGCAACATCAATCTTTCAAATATGGGAATATATAATCTCAACAATTCCACAAATTCAAAACACTAGAAATATTCTATGACAAGATTTAAAACATGGTTAGAAAATGCAAATGTAGTAATTGTAGCAAAAAATAAAGCTGGTGATATAACATTTGCTGTTGACGGCAAGAGAGTAACATACAACATCGATGCAATACACTTACTCCCAAATAAAATGTCTGCATCAACGCCTGAGAGGCTTTATAATTATGCAACTAAACATGGAACATTGATTAGTCCCTTGCCTAAAAATGCCAATTTCGATTACAAGAATATCTAAAACAAGAGAATCATGTCAATTTGTATTCAATTGACATGATTCTCTTGTTTTCTACTTACTTTTAGTTAACAGTGTATTTCACACCATCCACAATCAATTCTTTGATTGTTCTGTGATCAACTAATCTTGTTCGATTCTTTTCAACACTTGGCAAATCCAAGTCTTCCATCATACTTCTTCCCAGTAAAGGCTCTGGCTTAATAAGTCTTCCTCTTAGAATTCGATCACTTCCGTCTGCTTTGATAAAATTAACTGTAATTGGACGATTATTTGAGTGAACCAAAATTTCTGCTGCTTGAGTCTTGCTAATTTTCACGGTTTCAGCAAATTGATCGCTCGATAGTGCTTGCTCAATCAACTCTTTGCCACGCACTAATATGTCTGGCCCAACATTGTCAACATCGTTCACAAGCAACTCTTGGCCACCCCCAACGATTCCCTTAACTTTAACATAATAAACCAATGCCATCAAATCTCCAACTTTGACTTTTGAAGATGCAATTTTGTGTGTATTTCGTTCGTTCATTTTAGTAATTCCTTTGTTAATTTATCATCGACCGATTGGTCACAAAACTTGATCTTTTTTTAATTTTTGACCCTAAATAATTTTATGAATTTTGCAAGATGGCTACAAGAAAATAACCTGCCTAACATAAATGACCCAGATTGGGAAACATTGAATTTCAAGTATTCCCATGATGAGAATTTTTACACTCATAATTTGAATTTCTTTGACAAACGAGGGCCTGTAGGCTATATTGTTTGGGATGATGATACTGGTGAAACTAAAGAGATTTTTGTTGCTCCAAAGTATCGTCAACAAGGACTTGGAAAATATATTTGGGATGAAGCTACGGAATTTGCACAACAAAACGGCTATCAAGAACCGACGCACTCTTCCCGTAGAACTTTGCTTGGAGATAAATTTGCTCGAAGCATAGGTGGACACATTCCAGATCTTGACGATGATGTTGATGGATGGTCTTCTCGTTAGAATCGAAAGATAAAATGAAAAAACACAAATGCAAAAGTTGGACGTATTTCTATGACGCAATTGCACTTGGCACTAAGACACACGATCTGAGAAATAATGATCGTAACTTTGAAGTTGGAGACGTGATCACACTCCAACGATACGATCAAGTTGCAGGTGTTTATACCGGCGAAGAGCAGGATGTAACCGTTACTTACATCACATCTTCAGCTACACCTTGTGCTTTTTCATCAGCCGTTTTAAACAGGGATTATTGCATTCTGAGCATCAAAAAGATTTCCAAAGACACCCCAGTAGCTCAACAATAAGGCGTTAAAATATAATGAAATCAATCCTTTGTTTTTTAGGCATTCATGATTGGGCAGAAATAGAAGCAAAGCCTGTGCAATTCACAGGATTGCATATTCTGTTTTTTACTTGGGGCATTCAACGTGGCACAAAAAAGTGTCAACGCTGTCAAAAAACCAAACATTTGGTTAGAGAAGGATTTGTTGGTTCTGGCTGCAAAAACCCAAAATGGAAAACAGATTATACGCCAGATCTGGAATCAGATTAGATTTTATTTTTGGAATCAATGTATAAGAAGGGCTTCCGAAAAGTTTTATGTTGATAATCAAGTAAATCAGAAAGCCAGAAGCTCTGTTGAGATTAATTTAACTAAAAAAATCTTGTAAATCTGATGCACTTGCTTGTTGTATGGGCTTTACTTCAGAGACTGGAGATCCAAAATGATAGCTTTTTAATGTGTTATCGGGTTTATTGCTCCACTCTGCTACAGAATATCCTATTGTTGGTATTTTAGTATATGGGAATTGCATTGGCTCTTCTGATCTTTTAGCGTGTATAGGACTTCTTATTGCCTTTTGAAATGCGTCTTTAAATAAAACGACTTCCCATTTATTGTTTTTTACAATAAAAAATGAAAGAGTCCCACTTGAAGCACCTAACAATACTGGTCCAGAATAATGATTTCTCAAATTTTGGTAAGAACTGGCTTGAATTTCATGGGTAGGTGGCACAAAAACACACTGTTGAAACCATTCATGTAGTCCTTGATCTTCTCCACCTGTATTGGCATGAAATGATTTAACTCTTCTTGACTCATTTTTATTTGTCAAAATATATTTTGAGCCTTGTGCAGTTTTAAAAAAATGTGTAACAACAGAGCCTGAAGGCCCTACTAAATTGTTACTCGTTTCTAGCCAATTTTTAAAATTCATTTTTTCACTCCAAAAACACAATTTATGTATGCAAAACAAATGTTAAGTTTCAACCATTTCATATCATTTACAATTAGATTGGAAGCCAGATTTACAAACAGTTTTGTAATGAAAGTCGATCTAATTTGATTTCAAATTCATAACCCCACAGTAAGATTAATATTTTGAGTAAAATAGAATTAAGCAGATTTTGGGACATAGGAGAAGAAAATATTGTTACTCCTTCTCAAAATTCTCTTTACAAAATAATGAACGCCTTGATCCTTTGCAAAGGCAAATTACATGCCTCACACTCACTTGAGGTTAAAGACTTTGCATGGACATATCCTACAAAGTCTTGTGCAGTATGTTTTAGAATTTCTTTACCAATTGGCAACGAAGCCAAATTTGAAGAAATAAGCGGCTTCAAATTATCTCAGCCAGATATTGCGAAGGTCTAATATCACTTAGATTCAGGCTTTTTATTGTTTAGTAAGATGTCTAGCAAAGGTCTCTTACTTTTTGGAGCCGTTAACTTGACTTCATAAACCTTGTCTGATTTTTGCTCCATGGAAATCAGTTTTGAATTTGTTTCTGATAAAATTTTTGTTATTGTTTCAGGGCTTTGATTTTCAACCATGAAAGTGATATTTTCTGTGTCCTTGTTATATTGCATTACCCCCCACACCATGGTCAAGCCAAGCAATAAGGCAGCAAATCCAAGAAGATTACGCCATTTGTAAGTGACTTCAGGCTCGGCAATAATCTGTCCAGTTTGAATTATAGGTGAATTACCTGACTCTTCAGATTCCCTTTGAGACTTCAAATAGCCGGGCAAATCTTCAAGGTTCATGGGATTTCTATCATTAGCCATATTCATCTCCTCTGATGGTAGCATATGCCTTATATAGGATTGTATGAAGGCTTAAAATTGCATTTACTTCATGGAAATTGAGTAGATTTTCTTACCTTGATGAAACAAGATCTTCGATCCACGATGACTAAGACGCATATCAGCGTCTAATACATTGTCTTCAAATCTCTTAATTGAAGATCCGGCATTTATGGAAAACGCCTCTAAATGCTCGTCCTCAGTCATCAAAACGGCGATTCCATGATCCGCTACTGTGAAATTAATTCCAGACGGAACCACATCCTCGGCTTTCCATGTATCGTAAGTTTTGTGATCATCCTTTAATCTAAATGTGAGTCTATCGTACTGTCCTTTGCTTTGCATGGTTTTGGTTGTAAGCAATTTTTTCCCGACTACTACGACTATACCTTTTTGATGCTTTGCATCAATAATTTGATAGTCGTTTAGCTCTGGAAATGCCAATTGAAAACTTTGACCGCTTTGAGGAAAGAAAGTACCCCAATATTTTCCAAGCATATTCTGCAAGATAAATCCATCCCAAACTTGAGTCGCCCCAAGTACATCCATAACTTTGCCAACCTCTTTTTGCAAGATTTTGACGCCTGTTGGGAATTCAGCAATTATCAATTCGATAATATGTGTATTGTTTTGCACATACACTCTACCATCGTATTCCAAAAGAGCAGTTCCTGTAGCTGGCACTTGTAGTTCTGTTTGAGACATCACATCCATGGCTTTCAAGCCATTGTCAATCCAAAAGGCAATAGGTTTTTCTGTTTTAGGAGCAAAACCAATTTTTGTATTTTTTGATGGCAAACCATATCCTTTCTTGCCTACAAAAATTTGTTTTTTGGTAAATACCACTGTTGTTGAAGGTGTTGTGCAAACTCTGATGATTTCATCACCAAAATCTTGCAATTCAACAATTTCAAACTTGTTATTTCCAGTGATATTTTTTATTTGTGCGGCGATAGCTACAGCTACAGCAGCAAAATCTTTAGGAGGAAGTCCTCTGTAACCCTTTTCAAAAACATCCACAAACCAACCGCGTAGTGTTGGGGGAATCACATCAAATGGCTGACAAACTTTAGGAAAAGTCGCATCTTTGTGAAATACAGAAATGTTCTTTTCCATGCGAGCGTTTAATCTTTGATCCTTTGGCAAATTTTCAAAATCTGGATGATTACCACGATACGGATGAATGCCAATCATCATTTGAAAAGCCAAAATAGCCCAACTAAACCAGTCGGTGTTTTCGTTAAAGTTATGCCCCACCATATGACGATCACGTATTGTATCCATGATCGCAGTGGCTTTAAAATTTGAGGTTTGATATGAATTGACATCAATTCCATAAATTTCATGGAAATTCGCATCAGTCAAAAAATTCATTTCATTCAAGTCAACAACAAGAATATTCTTACTATGCACAAAAGCAATTAGCTTTTGCAACTCCTTAACAAGATGTAGCATCTTGGCATCATCAATGTTATTTCTTTGACGAAAAGCTTTTGTGAATAAGGACACCAAAACAGTAGTGTCCTTAAGTAACCTCATCGTATAGCCAACTGGCGTATTTTTGTTGTTCAATAAAACGATTTCAGGTTTGATTATGTTTGGGTGATCCAATGCAGACAATTCACGTATTTTGGCAACAGGGATCATTTTGCTTGCATCTTCATACAACTTATAAGCAATTTGCCCCTTGCCATAAATGCTGCCTTCGCCACCCTTAGCAATAAAATCTCGTTGAGTTAAAGCAATCTCTGTTCCAGATCCTTGTAAAAATAATTTCATGCTTTTGTCCTTACAATTGTGTTATGGCGGCAATAGAGAAATCATCAGTGTTTTGCCAATGCTTTTTTGTAAAATCCTTGAAAGCCTTGGAGCAACGACGTTGTACAAACTCGCCTTGAAAATTTTTGAAATTCAACAAGTCCTTCAAAACAGTGTCGGGACTAAGTAAAAGAGGCTCAAGACTTGTGCTGTTGTTGATCATTTCTAAAAAAGATCCACTTCCATCAGTCAACACAGCAACCCATTCGTATTCATCAAATGGAAAGTAATGTTCAAAAAATTTAGGACAAATCTCAGGTGCATCACGATCAACTGTAGTAGTTGAAAAATTTCCAAGTTCGTACTTGGTATGAATAATTGTTCTACCAAACCTTTGCCAATATGCAGAGAGCATCGTAGGATTCAAGCTGTATCGCAAGTAAAATGGAGCACCTTTTTCAAATTCGTATTCGTGAATTTCTAAGCCATCAGCTTTTTTGGCAACAACAAATCCATCTCCTGATACCAAGGCATAAAAAGATGATTCGTTTTTTAAAACCGTGGTAAATAAAAGAGTTGAACATAAACAGTCTATAGGCAAATTTAAAATTGCAGAAGCATCTAATGCATCTCTTATGGCCTTTGATGTGATCCATTCACCCCTGTTCTCTCTGGCAATGTCAGATTGATGTAACTCAGCAAGGACATTTACCGCACTTTGACTTAAAAGTCTCGCACCAAAATCAGATTTAGGTGCAGAAGAACAACCATCCGACACCATGGCATAATGCATCCCATAATGACAACCATGAGTAGCATAATCTTGGCACTCTTTATGTGTTGTGCCTTTAGTGTAAAAAGAATCAGAATGCATTATACGACCTTTCAATGCTTATTTGGCCAAATTGGTAAGATGATCAACAATTAAATCAGCAGGGAACTCACTTAATGACACAAATTCTGATTGACAATAGTTGATGTTTCCGTCTCTAGTCCAAGAATTTCCAATTGTTCCAGTAAAAAATAAAGGGAACCTCATAGTTTCCTCATATTCTTTATTAATCGATAGAGACTCTCTAGCAAATGGAGGCAGAATGTTTCCATTTTCATCTATCTCATTTCCTTGATCATCGATGTCGCAACAACTTTCATCAAAAGGTTGCAAGAAAAAGAATGCATGCAAGTCATTTGTGTCAAAGTTACATAGATCATCCCGCATCTCGGTGCGATCATCGGCATATTCGGTTCTGCACTTCGTATAATGATCAAAAGATTCCTTAATTTCATCTGTCCATTCAAAGTCTCTTTTACCACCACTTGTAGCCTTAAAAAATGGCTCCAATAAAGGCAGATCTTCTTCTTTCCAAATTTTCTCGCGATCTGGATTTATCAAAAGCCAAGCATAGTCCAAATACTCTTCTTTGTTTCGAAAAAGTTTTTTGATGATCATCGCGTTCACCTCGAATTGCCTAAAAAAACACCCAGACTATTACATCTGGGTGTTCGTAAATAAAACTACTATCAATTTAAAAATTGATAGATTGAGAAGGTCCGCCAGAACCAAGGGCTTGCGATTGCGATGAAATCGATTGGCTAACGAAGTTAGCAAGCTTTGCCAAACTCTTAGCATCTGCGTTTTCAATCGATTCAAATTGAGATAGACCACACGTTTTGTGAATGTTTTCAAGATACGATTTGTAAGATGCATCATTGACATTGACGCCCAGCAAAACCGTAACCAAACTTTCAAGACATTCGTCTTTTACAGTCTCGTTAAGACCTGAAATGATCTGATTCGTTCCATGAGTGCTAGCATTGTCAGCACCATCAGTCATCCAGAAAATAATCGCATTCACATCATAGTCTTGTTGAGCAAGTTGCTTGGCGTAATTGTTTGTTCCTTCAATGGAATTCACCATTGCATCATACAACGCCGTTGTGCCACCCGGACTCAAAGAGTTGTTGTAGTCATCCATGTTGATGGTTTCCAATAACTTGAATCCATGAAATTCAGTCACGTTGTTCTCAAAAGTGATGACACGCACCAACAAGTTGTCGGCTCGTGGCGAAGATTGACATGCTTTGACAACTTGCTTCAAAGCATTTTCCATATCATTTTGAAAACCAGATGTACTCCCACTTCGGTCGCAAACAATTGTCACAAGCGTGTAAGAAGTAGCCCCCAAGTCTTTGGCATTCACAGCACTAAAACCGAAATGTCCAATCTTGTGTTGTTCCAAATTTTCCGATGCATTCGACATGCTAAAAACTCCCTGTTGTTTTGAAAAATGTTAATGAAGGACTGAGGATTACTTGAGATAATCTACAGTCGTTGTGACACGCATTCCACGAGCCACCATGTCTTTGACGAACTGCTCGCCGTATACCTCAAAACCGGTGACGTTGGAAGAAGCATCTTGCAATAGCACACACTTCTTTACGAAGTCATCGCCCAACTCCGTAGCAATGTCACGGAAAGTGTTGGCAACACAGTGCGATAAAGCTTCGCCAGCAATCAAAACTTCATCTGCATCATGACCCAACATAGTCACGAAATCAGTGTTGAGTTGCGTTGAAGGATCTTCAGAATAAGCCACTTCAGCACGAACTGCCGAAAAGTGCTCAACAAATCGACAAGATCCCTTGGTGATCTTGTTTACAGTCTGTCGGACATTTTGTTCCCACTCAAAAATTGCCTCGTTGAGAGGGGCAACAATGTTGTGACCGGGCGTGCCAATCAAACAGTGATATGGCCAAATAACGTGTGGATAACGACCACCCGTAGAAAGCTCCGCCAAATATTTGTAGGTCCACTTGTACGCATCTCCAAACAAAGTAGGAGTATATTCGCCAACATCGTGTGGCTGACCATTTGCATCAAATTGTGCCCCAATGATGTTGTTGTTTTCATTTCGCATCATCGTAAATGGAGCCGGATGATTGCCCTTGCCGTCCTTGAACCAACATGGGTGTGCAATGTGCCATTGATGGTGACTGTCAAGGGTGACGTGAATTTGGCTAAGCTTTCTGCCCAAACGCTTCACCAAATTGGCTACACGCTGCATGTCATCCCATGCACCAGCAACACACAATTCTCCGTCGTGGAGCTTTTGTTGATCTCCGGCTTGTACAATGTTGCAAAACGAATTTTGCGGATCAATCACAACCAAGTGAACTTTTTGCATGATTCTGCCTCTGTGCTAAAGTAAATTCGAAATCTCCAAACAACACTTGATTATATGTCAGCCTTGTTCTCGGTAAAGTTGATTTTTAAAACCTTGACAAATTTTATCTCGTATTTTCTAAATACATTTGAATTATGAAAACTTTTCAACGATGGATAATCGAATCGTCTTTGAGGCAACAACTCCAAGTTCCCCAAAACCCAAAACATCACCCGGAAGGCCCTGTAGATCGCCACACCATGATGGTTAGAGCTTCTCTACAATCTGCAATTTCAGTATTAAAAACAAAACAAAAGGAAAACCCAAATGGGCCTCTTTCTAATTTAGACCTCGATTTTAACGACCAAGATATCAATATCCTCCGATTTGCCTCCTTATTGCACGACATAGGCAAAGGAGATGCCTTAGACCCCAAAACTCTAAGTGCTCATGGTCACGAAGACCCAAGCACGTTCGAAAAAGCTATGCTCCGTCTAAGTCCATCTTGGTATAAAATGTATCAAAAAGCCGATCCAAAAGATCGTGAAGATTTGTGGTGGGTCATCAAATACCACATGAGCCTGCACGACAAAGATGGTTTCAAAAACAAAGCACTCAAAAAAGAAATTCTAGACGAGAATGGAAAATACAAAACAGATCGGAAAATAAAACTTCTTTTGGTTTTGCTCCTCATGGATAGAATGGGAAGAGGCGGAGAGTCTGGAGTTAGTTGGAAAACAGCTAAAAATTTTGCCCAAAACAACACAATTGCTGCCGACCAAGGAGTGTCTGGCATCTATACTACTTCTGATTTGTACCGCAAAGATTTAGAAAAAAGAAGCAAAAATACAAATCAGCCAATCGGAGATGATCCAAGATTAGTCGTCAGTCAGCTAAAACAAAAAGGCAGAACTACAGATCAAATACGAATGGCATTAGCCGGTATGACCAAAACAGGCAAATTCAATCTAACTCCAGATCAAATTGAATCCTTGCTCAAAGAATCAAAAATGAATTTTAGGCAATTTATGGAATCCCAAGAATTAGAGCCATTTACCATGAAGGCATATATTCCTTTAGGAATATTCGAAAAGGGAGCCACAATTTTGAATCAAGCTTTCAAAAACGCAAACAAAACATTTTATGTGGTTGGGGGAACTGTTAGAGATTACTTGATGAGCAAGTATCATGATCTTCCTTTTGAAATCAAAGATGTGGATTTTGCCACAGACGCTTTATCCAATGAAGTTATTCAAATTCTAGAAAAAGCAGGGATCAAATATGTGCCCAAAGGCGAATCTTTCGGAGTGATTTCGGCAATCATAAATAATCAAGAGTTTGAAATTGCAACCTTTCGTGAAGAGTCTGGATACGAAGATCGACGACGACCATCCTCTGTGAAAGCATCAGATGCAAAAAATGATTACCGTCGAAGGGATTTTACCTTCAACGCTTTGTACTATGATATGCCAATTAATTCAGGCTCCCAAGGAACCATTATTGATTTTGGCGGAGGAAAAGGGCTAGAAGATATTAAAAACAAAAGAGTTAGCCCAGTTGGATCAGCACATGACCGATTTGCAGAAGATCCTCTACGAGTTATGCGTGGCGTAAGATTTCATGGAATTTTTAACACAGATAATCTCAAAGATATCGTCGATCCAGAAACTTTTGAGGCTATGAAAAAATTCAGTAGCTTAGAAGGAGTTTCTCCAGAAAGGATACAAGCAGAATTTATAGCCTCCTTAACAAAGGCTAGAGACCCTCGTGTAATCTTACGTGGTTTTGAGTCTATTGGTGCCCTGCCGTTCATGTTTCCGGGCATGGAACTAGACATGCAAGCAGTAGATAACTTACAAAAACTGCCAACAGGATCAGGCTTAAAGGGCGATGACAAGAAAAACTACAACAATAAAAAGGTAATCTTGACGTTGGCCTTGCTCCTAAGAAAGGCAGGCAGACCTGAAGAAATCAGAAACAAGCTTAATGCCATGAAATGGCCTAACGACATTGTGGATGAAGTCACGTCTTTAATCAAAACTTGGCTAATTACACAAAATCCAAACTCTCAGGACTTGAGCCAGCATGCAATTTCTCTGTATAAGAAAAATCCAAGCCAAAGAAAGGAATTGATCCAAGACTTTCATCCATTGGTTGGACATGAAGTCGATCAAGATCATTTGGCACATCTTCACAATTACGAACCTGCAAAATTCAGTGGCGAAGATATTCAAAGGGATCTTGGCTTGACTAAAATGGGGCCAGAAATTGGAGCGGAAATGAAACGAAGACAAGCCAAAGATTACGAAGACAGTTTTGGTAAATGGAAAAATCGATGATTTTGTGCCCAAAAATCAAAACATGAATGGATTTCAGCCACAACTCACGTATAATAGGAGTGTCCAATTAAGGGCCGGTAGCTCAATGGTTAGAGCAGCAGACTCAAAAGGGTCGGCTACAGGGAAACTTGTAGTCAGTAAGGTGTAAATTCGGTGAACGGTATATCGAAGGAAGTCGCACAGACGAAGCAGAGATAATTCTGAGGCTTAGCTCAGAAATTCCCAACGCCGAGCGAAGTTCAACAAGTAAAGGCTAAAAAACTGGAGGGGAAACCCGTTGAAGGATGCCTTGAAAGACCTAGCACAGGTTCGTGAGTGTAGTAGCAATGTAGGAAAGCTCACTGTTGAAAACGTGTAGAGACTATAATCACCAACCTAAAGAATGTTAGCGGGGACTCTCACGAAAGTTCACGCTATTAAGAAAGCGATTAACTTAGTGATAAGTTTGCGAAGCTTTCTTTCCAAGGTTAAAGCATAGTCCAGACCACAAACAAGCCCTGTACCCTTGAATGCAATTAAATTTGCAAAAACTCGGATAAGTTCAGCAGGAATTAAAAGGGTAGAAAAATTGGCGGTGAAAACCGTAGTGGTAAGCATAATCTGTTGGTTGCAGGTTCGAGTCCTGCCCGGCCTATTTTCAAATCATGCATGAAGTCCAAACGTTAAAATGTTTAGCTGAAGAATATGACGTATTGCCCTTGGCAAACGTTATTTTGCATGATAACAGATTTCTAATTTGTTCAGGTTCCTCAAAAAGACTTCATCACCACTATGGTGATGGTGGTTTACTTCGACATACAACCGAAGTAGTGGAACTGTGCCTCAAGAATAATGAATACTTTAAGCCCTTAAAAAAAGCAGTTTGTGAACGCAAATTATTTCTAGCTGCGTTGTTTCACGATGCCGGAAAAATGTGGGACTATAGTTGTGTAGATGGCCAATGGCAAAGTAATATACACAAAAGACACATTCATCACATAAGCCGTTCTGGCATTGTGTGGAGCCAAGCTGCAAAAGAACAAGGATTCGAAGATAATGATGAGATTTTGCACGCTATATTAGCTCATCATGGACTTAAAGAGTGGGGAAGCCCCGTTTCACCCAATACTAGAATGGCTTGGTTATTACACCTATGCGATGGCATTAGTGCTCGTATGGATGACGGCGATCAATTAGATTGTGTCAACGAAAAACCCTAGAATAAGAAATCCAATCATGGACAATAAGAAAATTGTAATCTATGGCGGTGGAACAGTTTCTCATTTACGCAATCACCTAGCTTTATGTGCCCCAGCTTACGGCAGCACAGCAATAAAACTTGCAGAATTAGCTAAGATTCACATTCCAAAAATGGTTGTTGATTTAAAGCTTACAAAAATGGCTGGCGGAAGCACACTTGAAACTAATCAACATATTGCTGATGATGTTGATGCTGTACTGAAAAGCGATTTGACTAAAGTCATCATCATGTCAGCCGCACTTTGCGATTTTGACGGACAAATCGGCTCATGTATTTCAGGAAAACATGCACCTCGATTGAATTCAAGAAGTTTGCAAGAGCCAATTCAATTAAAGACAGCCGACAAAATAATCAATCGCATACGACAACAACGTAAAGATATTTTTCTTGTCGGATTCAAAACAACGACCAACAAATCTCCAGATGAACAATATTTGGAAGCTTTGAATTTATGCAAGAAAGCTTCTTGTAACCTTGTTGTCGCAAATGACACTCTAACACGCTACAACATGATCGTAACCCCAGAAGAATCTAGATACGCTACATCAGATACTCATACGCGAGATCAAATGTTGGAAGAACTCATGAAGATGATCTTCCATAGAACTCACTTGACTTTTACAAGATCCACAGTAATTGCAGGTAATCCAATCCCTTGGAACTCTGATCTCATTCCAAACTCATTGAGAGATATTGTCAACTATTGCATCGAGCAAAACGCCTACAAGCCTTTTAATGGCGTTACTGCTGGGCACTTTGCCTGCAAAGTAAACGATAACACCTTCTTAACAAGCATTCGTAAAACCAACTTCAACAAATTGTCAGAAGTCGGTTTGGTTAAAATTGTTACAGATGGACCTGACACAGTTCTAGCTTATGGTGCAAAACCAAGCGTTGGTGGACAAAGCCAAAGAATCGTCTTTCGTGATCACCCTGACGTTGATTGTATTGTTCACTTTCATTGTCCTAAAAAACCACTCTCTCAAGTCCCAACAGTTTCTCAAAAAGAATTTGAATGCGGGTCACACGAATGCGGAAACAATACTTCAAAGGGATTGCAAAAATTTGGCAATCTGTATGCTGTCTACCTAGACAATCATGGCCCCAATATAGTGTTCAATAGAAACATAAACCCTCAAGAAGTAATTGAATTCATCGAAAACAATTTTGATTTAGTGCAAAAAACAGGTGGATTCGTCTCAAGTCATCATTGAAAGAAAAATAAATGTTAACTGAACCAGTTGAATGCAAATCATGTGGTGGCGTAAGCGTTAATGGAGGCACCGTTCATTGTCACGGTTGCTTCAAAAAGGCATACAGAGAAGGATATGCTACTTGCTTGCAAGACTATGGTATCTGGAAAAATGGCAAGCAATATATCGGTTGCATGGAAACTCACATTCAAGATGCACTTCGTAAATTCGATGAAAGTGGACACGCAGACTATTGGGCAAAGAATTGTATCGTATCGTCAGAAAGTAAACCTAAGTCTAAAGATAAAATACTTAAGCTCAAAGAAGGGCTTATTTCTATTGCAAACACAAAAGGCTGCGAATGTGACTCTTATCATGGTCACACTTGTCTAATGTGCAAAGTCAGACAAATAGCCAGAGAGGCTTTGCATGAACCAAATTAATTAGATTGTTGTCTTTTCATAACAAAAGAATCTTTGCTCTGTTCAATATCCCAATCAGAGAAATATCTATTCAACAGTTTTGAATATAAAGACGCCCTTCGGTTCTTGCGTTTATGAAAACCAGAATCTGTATTCGATAAGATTGCGTTTGTGTAATTACGTAACGCATCAATCAGAGCTTTGTATTGCGGATAATTGGTTGCAATACTTTGTGTGTACATGGAACCCTCTAGATTGTTCATATCTAAAGTCTGTCCCTTTATTACAAGTGCCATGCACTCATCAATAACTCGAACCCATCTTTCTACATCTATATCCGGTCTGGCTGGCGGTATGGGCCTTCTAAGCTTCAAATATACTTCTTTATTTGGCTCTATCATTTTGACTTCATATCTTTGAAGCCATTGTTTCAATAAATTAAGTTGTTGTAAAGCATTCGGCTTATATTCTTCAATGTTTAAATTCCTTACTACTTTAACATCTCCTTCGCCTTTCTGAGCAAGGAAATGTATCTCTTCAGCCTTTAGCAAATCCGCTTTACTTCTGATTAAGTACAAAACTTTACCTAAGATCTCAGGATCACGATTATTGCCATCAGTTCTGCTGGCATCATCGTATTGTGTGTCATTAACATAAAATGACACATCATAAGTCAGAGGACTTTCATCTTTTAGCCTAAAATGAAGCTTCACTAAGTTGCCAAGAGATGTACGAAATTGATACTCAATAACAGGCGTAGCACGCATAGTGCCAGCATTTTTTATGATGTTGCGTCTCTTGGCCGTTGTTTTGATCGGCTCAACTATTTCATTAAATGATAAACGAATAAAATCAGAAAATCTAAGCATAAAGTATTTATTGCTTAGAGACTTAAATTGTTAATTTGCAAGTTTTTTACTTTTTAAGAAGCTTCAAATCAGCAATTTCTTTTTTCAACGCTTCATTTTCTGCTTGTAACTTCATAATATCTCGATCCATCAAACTTACTCCATGAATAATTCGACGAACAAACTTCTTGTCATTGTCGTAAAAGTTTGTTGCTAACCGTTGCAATTCACTCAAATCTGCTTTACTGATCATTTTTATCTCCTAATTTGTTGATGTTTGAGGCCGCTTGATTCAACCGGTTGCGAACATCGATTTCTTCAGTAGCAGCAATTTCAAGAAGATAATTGATCACATCTTCTTTTCTAATGTAAATAGAGTCGTTCTTCTTCAAGAATCTAAATTGTATTTGTTCAGTCATTTATCTTTACCACATGCAATCCATTCCAATTAAAATCCGCTGCTGGCGGATCATACCCTTCAAGTGTAACAGAATGATAAGTTCGAAGATACCCCTTTAATTCTTTATGAAAATCTTTTGGAGATACTTTCGAGGGCTTTGCAGAAAATGGGTGATATTCCTCAAGATATTCACACCATGAATTGTAATCAATGTTTTCAGGCAACTGAATCGCATTTACCCATTGCTCAATGTAATCAAGTCTCGCTCTCCATTTGGTATTCTGCTCTTCTTCTTTTTCTTGTTTAAAAGCATTGGCGGCTTCTTCTGTGGGAAAGCTGGCAATGTATCTTACGTCTTCCACGTAATCGTAATTCTGATCTACTTGTACAACTATAAAGTTCATGTTACTTTCTTGAAGTTTTGCTTTTTTGTAGATGATTTGTTTGCCCCCTAAGCTTACTGGCTCGCTGTGGAGCAGTTGTCGTTTTTGAAAGATTGATACTCTTCAAAAATAGCTTTTATCTTTTCGTCTTCCCATGCAAAAATTTTGGTATAGCCAGCTTCTAAAGCCCATTTTTTTTCTAGAGCCTCTTCGGTCGGTGTTCCATCGTCATTCTTATATGGTGCTAATAGTTTTTTGATCTCTGATTGTGTAAAAGGTCTTGACATTACATCTGGACTACAGAGTTGTTTTTGACTAAAATAAGAACCACGAATGTCTTGAGTGGAAACCAAAAACCTATTTTCATCATTTTCTAAATCATAAACGAAATCTGAACTCCAGATGTAATATGATTTTAAATTTGCGAATAATTTTGCATAACCCTGTTCAAATGCATAGTGAAACGGGATACGTGCATTAAAAGGAGGTGTGCGATCAAACAGTTTTCTTTGTTCCATAAATTTGTAAAATTTGCCTCTTTCATGTGAGCGTCCCACAAGAATGCCGAGTTTGTCAAGAACATTTGCGATTGATGGAGGAAATATCATTTCATTTTTTCTTAATACAGATGAAGTCAGATACCGTTCTAGTAATTTATAGCAAAAACAAACTTACAAAACAATAAAATTACTTAAAAGTTATAAAATTTCAACCTCAAAAAGCTATTGTTTGATGTTGAATAATTAAAATTAGAAGGTGTTGAAGCATCAAGATTGATGATATCGTTGATTTGAACCCTTTGCCCGACACACCTTGCATCTCGTGGCATAACCGTCTCGCCGAGACTTATCAGTGCCGAATTCATCGAATGATTTGATTTCTTTGCAGGCGGAACATTGTTTCTTGTTTTCGTTAGCGTAAGGGTTTTCTTTAATTAAATGTAGTTTAGGCTTGGAGCCTGATATGTGTCCTCCTTCACGCTCGCAGATATATCGTCCATTTCTGTCTATATTTTTGTCATATGTCAAACGGAGTGGTTGATGGTTCTGTTTACAGAAATCACACCATACTGTGACAGTGTTTTTAGCAACTACATTGTCATAATGCTTCTTAGCTTTCTTTTTGTTGTTTTGTTTTTGTTTTTCAAGCCAATAAATATTACCAGTAGTTTCTGCAATAAATTTTTTTGCCCATTGAATAATAGCATGGTCATTTTTTAATCCAGAATTTCTCTCAGACCATACAGAAAACTTTATTCCTTTAGAAGCAGCAAATTTTGCAGTTTCGTCGATTTGCTTTTTAACGTCTGCCTCTTTTTGAAATCTTTTATCTGGCTTAACTTCTAATATCTCGACAGTTCCATCTGTATAAACAACATAAATGTCTGGATTTCTACTTTTGTTGTTGCTATCAATAAATGTTTCGGCTCGCCTAAAAGAAGCAACATTCAAATCATTTTCTAAAAGGTATAGACATCTTAATTCATAAGAAGAGCTATAATAAATTTCACTTTGGCATTTTTCAGATGTAAAATAGCCCCTAATATGAGAGTGTTTAAACACTCCTAGTCTATTTTGTTCAGCACAATTTGCTGACAATTTCTGTATCCAAGTCTTAGCATTTTGATTTAGATGATAGACCCATCTTTTTTTGCCTTTATCCCATAACTTTTTTAAACCACGCACATTTGCCCAGTCAAATTCTGTCATTCCTTCGGGGCACTTAGAAGAAGATTTTTTTTGGCTTTGCTTGCTTAATCTATGGTGTGGGTTATTAGAATCAACATAGCAATAGTCTGATTTGTGGTTCTTTTCTAAGAAAAATCCCATGATTTTATAAACTTGACCATCCGTTATACGATTGTCACTGAAACTTATTATTTCATCGTACTTTCTGGATTTTGCCCATTCAATACATCTGGAGAATAACTTTGTTGCTCCACCTTGAACATGAACTCCATTAGCTATGCAGAATCTATCTAGAACAATTCTGTTATTCGAAATTTGTCTGCTGTGTCTACCAAGAGACATGACTCCAATTAGTTCATCTGAATAAAAAAGCCCAAAGAAAACTACGCCTAAATGGTTAGAACCTTGAATATGATGTGTAGCAATAAATTGTTTTCCAATCTCAGGTAGTATTTCTTTAACGACACATTTTCTTCCATGTATTTTTCGATCATGAACTTTGTTGTGTGAGTTGATAAAATTTTGGCATTGACTTTTTCTAAAATTCCATTCGTCCGAAAAGAAAATTAATCCTTCTGGCCAATCTTTATTATCATAATTTTTTGGATTTGCAATGTCCACAATTGTAATTTGCATCATAGTTAATGTCTCCTGTATATTTATGATACAGAAGTAATAAACCCATTGCAAGAGCAGAAATATATTTATTAGCAAAAAAGAAACCCGACCATTTCTGGTCGGGTTTCTTTTTTTTGTATGATCGTAACTTCTTGCTTGGCAAGGATTTCCGTTACACGATGAAATTAGCAATCGACATTCTTGCGTAGAACTTAGCACCTTCACGGAGCAATTTCTTGCCGTATCGGGTCAAAATACCCTTACGTGGACAGAAGCTCTCTGGATCGAGAACAACTGGAGTTTGAGTAAGTGGAACATAAGGCATGTAGAAATAGCCGCTATCCATGTAGGAATCGCCCTTGTAACCCATGAGGATTTGACCTTGTGGGAACAATGGATCTTTGTACAATCTCCATCTGTTGTTGATGGTTCCGACGTACTGGATGCCGAGGCTAGCGGTGAAACCTTCGGAAGGAGCGGGAGCGAAACCAGCGGTCGCTGTTTCGAACACGGAGGCAACTTCAGGAGAGGTAACAAGCCAGTTGCAACCACCACGGAGGGTCTTACGGTGAACAACGTTGGAAACTTCGACAACCTTAACATAAAGGCTTTCATATTTTTCCTTGATGGTATCGCCCAGAGCGGTGTTGAAATCCCACACAGCAACGGTACCTGCGTTGTTTCTCAAGTCACTGAGAACTTCACGGTCGATTTCCAAGTTGATTTCTTGTGCAAGAACTGCGGTAAGTTCAGCTTCAGCATCGAGGCTGTGCTGGCTACGAAGATCTTGTTGAGCTTCATATGACCAAGCTGCTTTGAGCTTACGAGTCTTAGCTGCGATTTCTTCTGATTCGATAACGAGATTTACTTCTGGCAAATCTTGGTTGCATTCCATGTTGTACTCATATGAGCAAACAACATTGTTAGCACCCGGATCGTTATTCCAAGTGAGGGTCATTTCGCCTGTTACGAGATCGAGGGTACCGCCAGTAGCCTTATTGGTTGGGGTTCCGATATCGGTGAAGGTGAAAGTGCCGTTTTCAGCAACAACGAAGGTTTGGACAGCGACAGCACCGTCATAGACAGTACCGGTCATAGTGCCAGCCAAAACTGGGGTGTGCTCAAGAGGAGCAAAAACCGAAGTGGTGTCTCCACCTGCGTCGGTGCTGCTGGTCTCGTTTTGAACGAATTGGTGTGTGTAATAGATGTCCAAGTTACCATCACCGCTTGCCAATTGTTGGAGCGATGTACGGTCATCACTTGGGAATCCGCTGTTTAGGTCTGCACCACGCATAGCACCCTTGTTTGAAGAGTAGCGGAAGCGGAGGTAGTAAACCAAACCGGTTGGACCCAACAAAGGCTGAACAGATACGATCTTGTTAGCGATCAATTGTGGGTAAATACGACGGACCAATGGAATAGCGATTCTCTTGAATTGAGAAATATCGCCAGTATCGGTCATGGTCTCATTCAAGAGACGTTGATTTTCGAGGAGAACAGCGGCAGTTGCTCTTTCGTAGCGATCAGTAATGCCATCAAGCATTGACTTGCCGTTACGAAGTGGCTTAGACCATCTGGTCTCGATCTCACGAGCTTCGTTGAGGAAACGTGCGTTCATTTATGTCCTCTTTTCCTTTAAAAATGAGTTCGATTAAGTTCTTAGGATTGTTCTAATCCAGAGAGAACCAGAAGATCAGCTAGAGGGTCATGACCTTCACGGAGGTCAGTCTCTTGTGCTGATTTGTTGTTAGTTGGAGCGGCATATTCACTGATGATTTGCTCGTTCACAACTCTTTGTCCACGCCCACTTGCATTCTCTCTCTTGCTTGCTCTATTCGTTCTTTCGACCTTAGTAGCTTCAGTGATGACATCATGGGCTTCACGTACTTGTTCGCTCAGTTTGTTGTTCTGAGTAGCAAGTCGGACGTTCTTAGCTTCAATGATTCTCATTTGGCCTCTTAAGGCTTCAATTTGTTTCGACATTTCTTCAATCTTGGAAGAAGACACTCCATTGACGGAATCGCCACCCATATAATCGCTCAACAGTTCAGCCATCTTTTCGATAGCAACACGTTGTTCTAGAATACGTGGATCGCTCAACACATCACGCTTAGCAGACTCGTACATATCTGACTCTTGCAGAGCCAAGAATTGATCTAATTTATCGACCATGAGACTTTTCATCTCTTGGAGTTTAGAGGTTGCTTCTTCATAAATCTCGACTTCGAGATTTTGATTGCGACCTTTTTCTTTTTGAAGCTCGTTATAAGCTTCTTCAAAGCCCTCTTCGAGGGCGTTTTCAAATTCTTCACGCTGTTCATCCAATCGAGTCATCAACGATTGAATGATTTCGTAAGCTTGTTGGTAGCCTGTTTCAGCAACAGCTTCATCCGTCTTACGCTCTTCAGCGATTTGCTCGTAAGCCTCTTCCAGTTTGTTCTGGTATTCAGCTTCAAGAGCAGAGACGTTTTCAGCCATCATCTCTTCGACAGCCTTGGCAACCTCATTTACGTGCTCAGCAGGAAGTACTTTCTTCAATGCTTCTATGATTTTGTCCATTAGCCTAACCTCGACTTAAATTTCTCTGTTTGAGATTTCACAAAGCCGCCTAGAAAAGCGATCAATAATTCTTTGTTCACGTTATCTATGCCAACGCTTTCATTTTTAGCAGCAGATTTATTAGAATTCTGTTGTTTATTATGAACATATTGTTTAGTCGCTTGAACATTGAAGCTTTCATCTTTAGAGACGACTTTTTCTTGGAACGCAGCAAAAGTGCTAGGATCGGCAACAGCGTCGAAGGTAATGAGCTTATAGCTTTCACCAATGACAAGGATGCCATCTTCGTTCACCTTTCCGTTTCCTACTCCTCTTGAACTAATTCCAACTTTCACACCACCATCTATAAGACTCTTAAGAATCATTCCAGATGGTGTATTTAGGATTTCGCCCTCGCCCATGAGGACATTACCATCCCACCATAATTTAGTAACTACGTGAGAGGTATTAGCGAAGTGGATAATTGAATCCGATGGGTGGTCCAATTCGCCAACCAGTCTGCGATCACTGATCGCTTCCTGAAGACGACCGATATTTTCGTTAAGGACATCATACGGATACATTCGCTTGTTTTTGTTTATTGCTTCGGCTTCTTGGAATTTACCACGAAACTTAGTGAGTCCGCCTCTTGATGAGACATTTGACTCACTAAGTTGTAGTTCGAAACCGGAGCCACCACAGCAGTCGATGAGTAACATCTGATCCATGTGTTTTTGCTCCTTAATTAAAAATTAGCGGTCTACTACCAAATCGGTGTCCTTACCATTCTTCATTTTGTGACCTTTGCCACCTGTAGCACCCGCTTCTTTAGGAAGGTATGGGTTCTTTAAGTTTGGCCAAGTATCGCTTGAAGAATCGAGTGACAGTCCACTGTTGCTCTTATCTACTCCCATTTCGCCCTTCATTGTGTAATCACCAAAAGGCTTAGGAATGTATGGATTTGTTAAGCTTGGGAAGACTTCGTTTCCGCCTTCTTGTCCCCAGCCTTTGTGACGCATGTCCTTAGCATGTTTTCCGCCCTTATACTTCATGTCATCGCTACCGATAGCAGGAAGTGGATCGCCGTAATTACCGCTAAAGTCCTTGGAAGGAGAGTAGCCGTGAGCAGCTTTCTTAGCCATATCAGGGTGGTCGCCATTAACGGTCATGTGAGGTGTGTTGCTTACAACCCAAACACCAGATTCCAAATTGGTTTCAATAATGTTTGCTAGGAATTCAGCGGCATCTTCTGCGAGAGCTAATTCAGGCTTAACTTGCTCATTAAGAACAGCGGCCAAATCGTTTAGATAGGATGCAGCTTCATTCTTAGTAGCGTTGTCGCCTCGGCGATTAGCCTTTGCGTAAACAGCGTCGATGGATTCATAGAGATCTGCAAAAACTTTGCGTTCCAGACCAAACTTCTCATCCAAAGCTGGGAAGAAACCTTCAACTACACTTTGGAAGTGAGCATAAGCATCGGTGCCTTCTTGCATTTTTGGTGCGGAAGCCAAGTGGAGAAGTTGAGCAACTCTTTCGGTGTAAGCACTGTGTGCTTTGCGAAGAATTCCTTCAGCCATGAACTCACAGGTTTCATCATCAAAATTGGTGATGTTAGCTATGTTGAGAGCCTCAGCAACAATCTGAGCTACTTCAGATTGAGTTGCATAAAGAATCTCTGGGAAATTCTTAACGATGTGATCCAAAGCTTCTTCAAGACCTTGAGCGTCACTGAAAGCGTTTTGACGCTTCAATTGCACAATAGCTTTGCAGAAGTCTTGACTTTCGCAGAAGTATGGGATCTTCTTGCGGCAATCCATGGCTTTAGCATTGAGAACCTTCCAATCGAAACGTTGGAGTTTGGCTTCATTGCGAAGAGCACGGGATGGAATGCGAATGTCGGTAAGATTTCCTTGTTCATCAACCTTTGTTGCAGCTTCTGCCAAAGTTGGACCGATCTTCATGAACTCAACATAGTCGAGAACATTTTGTGAAGTCATATAAGCTTCAGCAATGTCTTTGCCAGCCTTCTTAGCCTTCTTGAACAAATGATTTTTCTTTTCTTCGTCGTGCTTCTTGCTATCCTTTTTGTCCTTACCTTTTTTAAGGAAGGCAGGTAGCTTGTCTTCTTTCTTGTCTTTTTTCTTCATGAAAGGAGGAAGATCTTTTTCTTCATCTTCGCCGTCTTCATCCTTTTTGCCCTTTTTCTTTAAGAAAGCAGGCAGTTCTTTTTTGTTTTCTTTAGATTCGTTCCAGCGAACCATGCCCAAATAGCCTTCGAATAAACCGTTAGCTTTTGCAGCGTCATCTACTAGAACGGCATCAATCATGTCAGAAAGAATAGCTTTACGCTTTTCTATTTGAGATGATTCGTCAATTACTAATTCTTCGACATTGTTGAAGGTGATCTGACCGTTCTTGAATTCATAACCAGCATGGACATAAGTTCCTTGGTGAGTCTCATAAAGGCATGTGGACTCAGTGAAAGACTTAAGGCTAAGGAAATCCTTACCCATTGCCCGTGCTAAAATCGGTTCAACTTCAACCAACTCTCGCTCAGCCGTAGTAACGGATTCGCTGATGATTCTATCGAAGGCATCCTGTTTGATGAGTTTTCTTCTCATGTTTTTAACTCCTCGACTTCTATTTTGTTTGGCACCCAAAGCACTACAGCTTTTGCTTGTATTTACCCAAAATTGCTCGAATTTGGGTCGAGTGTGATAGATACTTGCTGCCTACTATAAGTCTAGTTATGCAGAGCTTAGTATTTTTTGTTAAGAAAGAGGCATTAAATGTCGATGTTTAAAGATTGGCTCAAGAAGAAACACTACAAAGAGGGGTTGGCTGACAATGACAATCCTGTAGAAAAATACAATTTTAACAAGGATAATGACAGTGATTTTGCAGAAGATCAGGACAGGACAGAAGTAGAGTTATTCAAAATAATTATGAGAAAATATCCAGAAGAAACTATGGATTTTTTTCAAACTATGTCTCGTCGAGGTGATGCAGAGATATCTAATTTAATCAAAAAATTAGATCGAAATAGCGTTCCTAAATTGTCTCTAAAGCCTAAGCATTCACCAAACTTCGACGAAATTGTGCCATCATCTGCTGATAGTGGATATAACAATATGGGCGAACAAGAGTAATGTTTAAGTTCCGTTCAGAAACTTTATTAGTTTTAGTCTCTTACTTTTCAAATGGCTGGACACAAAGCTGTATTAGATCTTTATTGAAATATACTCAAGATGCAGATATTCTTGTTATGGATAACAATCCATCAATAAGCGATTCAGAGCAACGAACCAAGAGTTTTTCGTCATGTAGCAATTCATTAGGACAGCCTGTAAAAAATGGAATTACGCAATGCGAAATTGAAAGACGGCATTTAAAAAGATTTGAAAATTTACATATAATACAGACTCCACATAAAATGTCGCATGGAAAATGTTTAAATCTTGCTATGCATTTTGCAAATTCAAATAAGTACAAATATTTAGTTCATGTTGAGCCAGATTGTGTAATAAAAGGATCTCGATGGTATTTGAATTTGATGGATTCCATGCAACAAGATTTTTGGATGGCAGGTTCATGTATTTATTTTACAGGACACATACATCTCACCCCATCGGTTTGGAAAATTGGAGAAACCAATTTTTTAGACTTTGAAGTTTGTTCAAATGAAGGCTTTAAACAAGATCCAGAATTTACAAAAATTTACAAGACTGAGATAAATTTTCATATGCAAAATGTTGTAGATTTTACCAAAAAGTATTTTGACACTGGGGTGAGAGCTTGGTATTATTGTGCCAAGCATGGCAAAGCCAAATTAATAAAAAACCCAGATTTAATTCATCTTTGGGCAAATTCTTCAAATAACTTTAATTTATTTTTGTAGATTAAAACCAATGTTTTTGTGCTTCTTCTAAAAGTTCTAATGTAATGACGTATTGAGAATCAGAAATGACTGAATCTACGCCGCAATTTGGACAGATGGCTGTTGCGTCTTGATCTGTCCAATCTTCAATTCTTGTAGATTGGAAAATGAATTTACAATGGTAGCATCCACAGACTTTAGAATTTTCGATACTATTGCGATTTCTCATCGCACTTTTGGGCAAGTTTGATATTAGTGAATTTGTCATGATTCCTCGGAACGGTCAATTTCTTCTTCGTCCATTTCTTTTTCGTAGTCTTGAATATCAAGATTAAATCTCTTTATATCCTCTTCAGATGGCTCTGGCAACATATTTCCACTGCCAGACATGGGCACATCTTGATTTTGTCCATCTTGTTCTCCTTCAACATCCATGTATTTTCGCATACCAGTTGCTCCTAAAGGCATTCCTTGAGCACCCATATCAGGACTTACAGGAGCTACATTCGGATCTCCTTCTGGTGCTGTTCCCGGTGCAAGCATGGGGCTTGGACCTCCGGGCTCAGTTCCCACTTCTGTTTCATTTGGTCCGGGCAATCCTACACCAATCAATGCTGGATTTTGAGCTATAATTTGCAACTTGAGATCTTCAAGCTTCTGCATCTTCAATCTTGCTAATTTTTTCTTTGCTTCTTCTTCGCTGCATTTTAGCCAATCTACCAAAATATCATAGTCACTCATTAGCTGAGAGCCTTTAAGATTGGAGGCATTATTCAAGCGATTTGTTACAACTTCTGCCCGAGTGAGTTCTCTCCAATCACTTGGAGGAGTCATTTTGATTACTAAATCTTCGTATGCTTCTTCGGGATATCCAAGGAGTCGTAAATGCCTATCGCATATTTCCCAAAAAGCATCTTCAATGTGGCTTTGCAATCTTTCAATCATTCTGGCAAACTTTACATCTTGAGCAGACAAAGCAATTCTTGTGCTGGCCACATCTTCGTTATTGAAGTAATTTCTAGGGAAATTTAAAGCAGTAAAAAGCTTATTTCGGAAATACAATGTATCATCTACTTCACCTAGATTTTGAGCACCGGGAAGAGTTTCAACACGAGTGTTGGCATTAGGTCGAATTGGAATCCAGAAATCTTCATCAGCGGCTGGTGCTTGCCATCTTTCTTCTACGGAAGACGCACCGGGGGCCTTGCCTGCTGATGGTATTTTCTTTTTACGGAATTGATCTTTCATTCTTTCAATAAAAGCCTCTGCTTTATAGGGAGGCATTTGTTGAACATCGATATAAAAAACACGACGCTCAGGTGCTCGTGTTAATCGATACACAACCATAGCGTCTTCCATGAGTCTTAATTGGTGTGCTGGCCCACGAGCAGATTCAATCAAAGACACACCGTATGGATAAAAAGTTTTTCTATCATCGCCAATTCGGATATGAACAATTTGCTCTGGAGCAAATCGAATTGCTGTTGCTTGCTGCAAATCAGCTTCGGTTGCTTGCGTAACTTCAACACGAGAAAGACTTTGATAGTCTGGACCTTCTTTTGACTGTTGAAATTCAAGTAATTTACCTTTTGTTGTTTCCATTCGATACATGGAGTCTGGAGGCAGAGGAACCAAATTGCAAATACCATCAGAAGGATTGTCTAAATTTATGACCACCTCAAAGAAAAAATCTCCGTGAATGTATAGAGTTTTTGTCATGTTCCAAGTTTTCTTCTGATCGAAATTCAACATTTTGCGATGGAACAACAAGAATTCTAATTCTTCTTTAATATCTTGATTTTTTGTCTGTATTGAAAAAACTCTTCCCTCATCATCTTTTTGACAATTGTGAGCAATTCCCCAATTAGTTGCAAAGTTATGATGCTTCTCAACTGTCAAATCATATACATCTATTTCATCATGAGGTAAAACGGCAACCACACGACGTGTTTTTGATTTTGCTCCCAACCATTTCATTTCTTGGTTAGAAAATCCATGTTTCTTCATTCGGTTTCTGACAGTTGCAAAATCATTTCCAGTCATTTCAGTAATTTGCCTTACGCTCAAACCTTCAGCGATCATGCGACAATAACGATTGACGGTTTGAAGTTCTTCTGGCACTTTGCCTGTACGCCATTCATCAACAAACTGTCGTTCGTGAATCCAACCATGGGTTTTTGTGTAGATCCTTGGAAATTGCTGAGTCTTACAGTTTGTAAAATCAGTTCTAGCTGGAATCCGATAAAAAGGCATTAATTCATCTCCAACGATGAAATCTGCAACTTGTTTCCACTTACTATCGGCTAGTAAGATGCGGTGATCTGGAGTACAAACAAAATCATCTCCATTGTCTAAAATCACACGAACGGTTTTAGCACGTTTAGTTTTTCTTGCTGCGTAAGCCCATCCGAGAGTGTAATCGTCTTTTTCAAAATCCCAACAATACACTAAAAACTTATCTTTTTCTTTTTCAGCAAGATCTTTAAGAGTTCTGTGGCCGTGAGGAGTCATTACTTTTGTGTTGCCTGCAAAACAAGTTTCATCAGCAAACACGGTCATAGCCATTTCAATTTCAGGCATATTACGAAGGCGTTCGTATTCTTTGTATCTATGAATTCTGTTTGTTACGGTCGATAAGTCTACGAAATCATTAGTATCTCTAAGACGTATAGAACCAGTTCCTGATCCGCCTGAGATTCCTTCGTTACCTGCTCTAATGTCTGGTATTGCGTCAACTTGTGAAACACCAGCACCACTATAGTCACGACGGTTTTTTCGTGATAAAGGATCGTCTGTAAATGCGTATGAAAAGACCTTAAAAAACACTATTGTTACTCTTGCTTTCGCAAGGAACTGATCATTTCTGTCAGTTTCTGTATGTCGCCATACAGGTCAGACTATATCATCAACCAAAATGGTTGCTTCGCATGTAGTCGTTGAGGACTCTCTGATAAATCAGGTTGCCTGCTGATTGTCTCCACTTAATTATTTTCACACTATGGTAAATTAAGATACTGAGATTTTCCAGCATATAGCGAAGTTTGCTAAATGAATGTTACCAATCATTTGGGACTAGCTCTTAATCCCACCATGCCATATTAAAACTCCTTCAAAAATACTATCGTCGTTATTATTATATAGTAAGTTTCGCTCTTATAATCCATGAAAAACACATTGTTCCTTATGACGCACCTTGGATCTAATTGGCAAAAACTTGCCGGAATACTACAAGAGAGTCCATATATTCAGGTTTATCAAACCAATCAAAGTTATGGACATCCTGATGATGTAAGCTATTTGCGTCAAAATCCTCATAAGCAATCTGGGTCTGTTGCAAAATATGTTGACGTAATTTTCCATAACAAAGACTTTTCTATGAAAAGGCTTTGTGAATACTATCAATTTATTTTTTGGTCTACCCCTTTAAATGATTGTTTAGACGATATTATCAAAACTTACAAATACGGCAGATCTCAGGCTGAAGACTATTATCACATAAGACTTGAGGGTATGAGACAGTATCATTTAAGAAGCCCAGAATCATTATGGAATCCAGTTTTAAATAAAGAATCGATACTTAATTCCATCTTTTGATGAAAAAACACATTCATCACAAATAAATTGTTTTCCTTGAAATTTATTTTTTCCCAAATATCTCCATCCTTTGTTTTTCTTTACATATGCTATGGTGACGTGAGGTTTATAGTCTCCATACTTGTTAGTATGTTTAATGTTATCTGATAATGCTTTGTTTAAATTACATAAATCAGAGCTTTCAACTTCAATCATGACTACATCAAAGTGATAGGGATTAGTAAATATATTTATTTTACCTAAAGAAGCTTTGATTGGCCCGAATCCTTGCAAAACATTTTTAACTTCTTCTGGTGAGTCGCCGTGTATTCCATACAAAATAGTTGTGTGTATCTCGTCTTCTCTTCCAAAAGTAGGATCTTTTTGAGATACGTAAATATCTTCATCTGTCACATATTTTCTTCCCCATTCAATAATCTCATTGGAGATGCCTTTTGGCAAATCTACATGGACACAAGAATAGTCATATTTCACGTTCAGCATACCCTATAAATGAAAAAAGCCCAGCATTTATGCCGGGCTTGTATTCAATTTTCCTTTATTTTCCAATTCCGGTGCAGCGAATTAAAGATTCAATCAACATGTCATCTTGATGACATGTGCTATCTTTAATAATGGGTCTTGGAGATGAAGTTCCGCTAGGTGATGGAATTGGTTGTGGTCCACCAGTAACTGATGTGCTGCCCGTTGCGGTTTTGGCACGTTTTTTCTGTTCTAATTTCCAAAGGCGATCAAGTTCAAATTGTAATTCTTCTTCACTTTTTGGTCTTCTTTCAGGGTTTGGATTTTTCATTAACTGATCAAACATTTGATCATCGAATGCCTGTCTTTCCTTGGCTTCAGCATTTGCTTTGACTTGGGCTTGAGCTTGAGCCGCTCTATCATTGTACATCTTTGTAAATTGATCACGTTGAGCCTGTCCCTTAGCTGCACTCTGCACAAATTCAGAACCCATGCCAAATTTGGTTAAATTCATAACTCGACGAAGCTGACTTTGCAAATTAGCTTTTTGAGCCGGATCAGATGCTACTTGAATTTGCTGATTGATGTTTTTAGCAAGTTGCGTCAGTTGTTGTCTCATTTGCGGCTGTTGTTCAATAGATTTCATGACTCGACGAAGCTGACTTTGCAAATTAGCTTTTTGAGCCGGATCAGATGTTCTTTGAATTTGCTGATTAATGTCTTTAGCAAATTGCGTCAACTTTTTCATTTGCGGCTGTTGTTCAAAAGCTTTTATTATTTGGTCATCAGGCATTTTTAATAAGGCTTGAGCATTTCCAGATTGCAGTGCTCCAAGAATTGCTTTCTGTTGTCCTGCTTGAGCTTGATTTGCTTGGAATTTATTATAAAATTCATCAGAAGAACCTTGTTTGAATTGATATCCTTGAGTTGCCTTAGCTGCATTTTGTACAAGGGATTGAATTGCAGTAACTAACATTTTAGCATTTGGATATCGTGAAACATTTCCTTGCATCTCAGTTGCAGTTTTTTTCAACCCATCAATAAACATTTTTTTGATTTTATCAAAAGTATTACTATGTTTTTGATTAAAAGCTTGGTTTTTTGCAGCAGCTTCTTCTTCAGGATTTGGAGCTTCTTGTTTTGATCCACCGAACATTCTAGAAAATGTTGGCATATTTCTTTGGAACCAACTTTCCACTTCCGATAGAAGCTCGTTAGGGTCTTCAGTTTGTGATTCAGTCAAAATTGGCAATAAACATTCTGTGTAAAATACTTCAAATGGAATGCTAGATTCAATTATTGATTCAACTATTCTATCAACATTTTCATTCATAATTTGAACATTTTTTTCCTCAAGGAATGTTCCAAATTTTGTGTACGTCATTTTAAGCCTCATTGAGATTTTTAATTATATATCTTTGTAATTTTGATTTTTAATCAAGAAACGTATTCTGAATTTCTGTTTCCACATCTGTAATTTTACTTTCTTCTTGATTTATCATGCTTTGCAATACATTAAGACTTCTTGTATACGCTTGATTGGATACTGGACTTTGTGACATTTTTGCCGTGCCAGATACCACACTTCCCCACCAAGATTCGAATTGCGTTGATTGAGCTTGTTTTTTAGAGCGTGAAGAACCAGCTTTTTCTAAGCACTTAATAGCTTGACGCAGGTGAAAAAGAGCTTCTGACATGTGCTTATCATCTGGCAGGTTTGTTGATTTTCTTAAAAGATCTTCTGCTAATCCTGTAATTTTTTTTATTTCATTGTACTTACTCATAATCACCATCCAAATTCACGGAGCAATTCATCATTTTGTCTTTTTACTCCATACAGAATAGATGGAGAGATTTCGTATCGACCTAATTGTCCAAATTCATCTTCATCATCTGGGTTAAACCATTCATCTGGAGAATCTTTTGAAAGTTCTTTTTTAATTTCATCATAAATTTCAGCTTTGTAAGCTTCGGTATACTTGGAATCTTCAATTCCACCCAAACCAATAGGTCCACCTCTTTGATTTGTTTCTCTTGCATACAGTGCCAAACACAATGCCATGATTGCATCATCATGAAATCCTTTAGATGCCTCTGCTCTTTTTGTTGCCGAATTCCATACAAAGCCCTTAAGTTCTTTGACCAATCTTCTGGAACGCACAGCCATGCTTTTGTTAATTAAACGTGTCTGAATTAATTCTAAGAATTTAGGTCTATTACTGTGAGTGGTTTTTATACCCGGCTTAGGATTTTTACTTGTGCCTTGGGATGCTTCGTATAGGTTTTCGTAAAAGAAGTCGTGCTGCAACTTATCCAAAACACTGGTTCCGTATCCGCCGTTATCTTCGACCACAATCATGCCATTGTTGTACAATCTACCTATCATAGACACAATTTGAGCAAAATTATATGGAGGACATAAGTTAGAATAGAACTCTGCAACTTGTTCACAAGTTACGGCGTCAATGACTTGAATAACGCTGTTATCGTTTTCCCCACCCAGTCCAGCGGCACAGTCGATTCCTAAAATGTAATCTCTTCCATCAACTGGCTCTCTCCAAACATGCAAAGCACCACGAATCCAATTTTCCATATCTATGATTCGTTGTTCTCTAGCTTCATCTAGGTTGTTCCATTGTGGAAACAACATTCTTAAAGGATCAATTTGTTGAGTGACCAAATCTAAATCAACAATAATATCTGTAGGAATATAAGACTCTCCAGCACCAAGGAAGTCACGCATAACTTCTTGTAGCCAACCTTTTTCTCCTAGCTGTGCCCTCGTACCTTTCACCCATACAGGATCGTTATATTCTGGGTGTTCCCAGTAATCTAATTCGATCACATTAAAATCATTTTGTTTCTTTTTTGCTTCTTGGTAAATGTCATAGTACCAGTTGCCTACGCCGTTGACGGTTGAAATTGTGATGCAGTGGCCCCCGGTGCTTATTGTAGGGAACATAGCTTTCCAATATTTGTCCATCTGTGGAATAAATGCTGCTTCGTCCAAAACCAAATAAGTGATAGAACGTCCACGAGCCGCTTCAGGTGTGTAAAAGAAGAGCTTGCAGCCAGTTTCTGTAAACAATTTTTGGTGGTCATTGTTTTTATCCATTTCCGGTCGCAACCAAGCTGGTAATTCTGTCAATGCTCTTTTAACGTTTTCGCCAGCCGCAATCGCTTCACGGTCAGACTTAGATAAAACCATAATTGTTTCATCGAGCTTGAACATGCATCTCCACATACACCACAAAACTGTTACTGTTGTCAGTCCCCCTTGGCGGAACTTGGAAATAATATTAAATCTATTGTGTTCGTATTCTTGTACACAACGACGTTGATAGTTGTAAAGGACAAAGGGCAATAAACCTCTTTTTGGGTGAGCAATTTTTACATACTTGTGACAAAAATATGGAAATGACAATGCACATTTCATCATTTCTTTTTGTTGCTTTAAAGAATCATAAGCTTCGATTTCTTCAAAAGACTCCATAGGGTCTATTTCTAGTTCATACCTACTGAAAGTAAAATATCTTTGATCATATTCATTGGCGTAAAACTCTTTTAGGGTTTTGTATTTAGCTTTCCAATTTGGATCAATATCTTCTCCGGCAATTCCCATATTTTACACCTTTTTGTTGTGTTTTGATGCTAATATGTATATTTGGCTAATAATTTTTTACACATACAAGACATTAAAACGAGCAAACTTGATGTAAAATTACTGAATTAAGTTATACAGGAGGGTAGTATGAAAAAGATTCTTTTGATGATTTTAGTTTTGATGACAGCACTTACCATGTTTGTGGCTTTGCAGAAGATCAAGAACAGACAGAACAAAACAGTCGATATGGCAGAAGGTCCAAAGATTCAAAAGAATGAGTCTTTCAAGGTTGATCCGCCTAAAGAAATTACTCTGGAAGATGCTTTAAAAAGTATTTCCAAAGAAGAACTTCAAAAAGACTTAATTTATCTTGCTAGTGAAGAACTAGAGGGACGCATGAGTGGCAAGAAGGGAAATGTTGTTGCTGCTGAATTTATAAAACACAAGTTTGAAAGTTTCGGTTTGGAATCTGTCTACCACAAATTTCCAATCAGAAGAGTAAATTCCGGTCTTAAAAACGAACAAGGAGATGATTACACGCAGAACATTTATGCTGTAATTGAAGGAACAGATCCAGTTTTGAAAAATGAAGTCGTGGTAATTGGTGCTCATATGGACCATATTGGATATGGTCCTTCGATGAGTAGGACTCCAGCTTTAAGGAGAGTTCATCCCGGAGCCGATGACAATGCTTCTGGAACCGTTGCTTTGCTTGAAATCGCTCAAGCCTTTTCGATGATTAGGGATAAATGCAAAAGAACAGTTGTATTTCAGGCTTATTCAGCAGAAGAGATGGGATTGATTGGAAGTCGTTTTTATTGCGACAATCCTTTGTACCCGAAAGATAAGCCAAGAATGCAAAGTCATATTTTTATGCTAAACATGGATATGGTCGGATATCTTGGTAAGGGAGAGTATTTTGCAAGTTTTCATGAGGGAGAAAGCTCTGCTGACATAGGAATGATACTTTCTGACTTGAATAAAAAGTATAATTTTGCTAAAAGTATTACAAGTCGTGGGTCGGGTGGGTCAGATCATGCTTCTTTTTACAACAAAAGAGTTCCTGTGGCGTTTTTACACACAGGGGGTCATCCTCACTATCACACCCCTAATGACACCGCAGATAAAATCAACTATGATGGTTTGATGCAGGTGGCTCAGTATGCTTTTGAGCTAGCATGGAGAGTAACGGATGCAGAAACAAATCCGAAGTTCAATCATGCAAGTTTTAAAGAAATGGATTATACTCACGATCACGGCCATCCAGAATTACCTTTCCACACTCATCAATAAAAGAAAGCAAACTGATTATGAATATCGATAAAATTATTGCTAATTTGCAAGAAGATTTAGCAAACGAACGAAAACACATGATGTTTTATTTGCAAGCGGGTGCTATGGTCAAAGGCTTGCATAGGCAGGAATACAGTGAGCTATTTTTAGAAGAGTCTCAAGACGAGCACAAACACGTAACCGAGTTTTCAAAATTGATTGTCCAACTTGGGGGCGTGCCTTCGCAAAACATCAATCCATACATTATGGATGAAACAGATCCTTGGGCTTTGGTTGCTTATGCTATCAAAATGGAGGAAGAAGTTGCTTCAAATTACAGTCACAGGATTGCTGCGATAGAGAATGCAATCGACCCTACATTGCATACTCTTTATGCGTATTTGAAAGTTTTTTATGAAGATCAGCTTAAAGATTCGATGGAAACTGCCATGGAAATGAAACTCTATCTTAAATAACCATCATAGCTTTGCACTCTAAATTTCAAAATTTTGTGTTTTGAAGTAGCTTGACACTTAAAGAATTTGAGATAAAATCAAGTACTGTGGAATTAGCCACGAAAACAAAAAGGGATTTTTGACATGAAGGTTACAGAAATTTTTGAAGCAACTTCTTTCTCTAAATTGATAGCACACGAAGTGAACTCTACCAAGCATCCAATTGTTAGAAAGTTGCCTGTTGCTAAGTTTTACTATCAAGGAAACCACACACATCCTGTGCGACGTACAGTATTGGTAATTAAAAATACCAAAACCAAGATTATTGGATATGAGATCCGTGAAGGAAAAACAGTTCGATCCTTGAAGCAAATGTTGCGAAGCATTAAGACATATAATAAGTCTAAGATTGCCAAGTATGGCGACTATTCTAGACTTACCATGTCTTCAAAAAATTGCTTAAATGATCCTAATAAAAGTACCTTGGAAAGATTGCCAATTTCTGCTCTCGCGAAACCTTAAAAGCTTTCAAACTTTTTTAGATCTATGTAAAGCCCAGCATAAACTGGGCTTTTATTTTTGATTTCTTAATAGAGAGGTTTAGATGATTTTAAATAGTTGTATTTTTACTGAAGAAGAAATATCCCTAATCAAAGAGCTTGCAGAAAAATCAAACTCAGAGTTACTGGTGGCTATTTTAGAAAAAATGACTAGATCAATAGAACGAGTCGTCGAACATAAAATAGCTACTACTAATTGGCAAGGAGATTTGATGTATAAACAAAGAGGATTGCAACATCCAAACTACATCAGATTTGAAGAATTTGTAGCAATTGACAAAGATGAAGCTAAGAAAAAGTGTCAATCTTTAGCCGTAGATTTGCTTACCGAAAGATTTGGTAGTGTAGAAATTAAAGGCAATCTTGAATCTTGGGAAGTTCGTGTGCGTCCTGTTTTAAAGTCAAATTGATCGCTACTTGAAAATTTTAGAGGCTTGATCTGATCGAAAAGATCGTTCAGATCACGGTGAGGTTGTCTTTTTTGATAACGATCTTTCCTTACACGACAGTAGCACCTTTTCCTTTCGGTTTCAGGTGCTACGATAGTTGTGTAGGAGGGGAAGTTATATAGTTTGTATTGTGTCCAAATAACACACCCACTTTTACGTTAAAAAATAGTACCCTAAAAGGAATACAACTTGAATTAGGATAATTGCACCTAATGCTAAATTTTCCCAAGAGTTGCTCTTTTTCTTTTCTTCTACATTCATTTCGACAATTTGTTGTGCTCTTAGGACTTTTTCTTCTGGTCGTTGAGCTTGTGCTTGAACTGGCTGCATTTGTTCCATTAAAGCAGAAACACCTGCGACAACACCATCTTCAATAAGCTTTCCTAGTTCATCTTTTCGTACATAATCGCCATCTACTACTTTGGCATGTTCAGCAACTCCGATTCGAGATCTGACTTGTAGTGGCACTTCTGGTTCAAGAGCAAGAACTTCTTCGTAAGAAACTTCCCCATCCTTGACGAATTGGTGAACTTCTTTGGCGATAATGTTCTTCATCTCACGAACAATTCTTTTTTCTAGCTTTAGTGGACGCTTTTCTTCAGCAAAAATTTCTACAACTTCTTTGCCGGTTGCGTCAAGAGTTGTGTGTCTTTCTGCACGACGACCATCATCTAATACTAAGCTTTCGACTTTGCAGTCTTGATTTTCGCAATTATCATGATTTTTTGCAGACATTGATACCCTCCTATAATTCCCTGAACAGTCTTTTAAACTATCCTTATTTATGTTTTTGAATGCGGATTTACTGATTGAATTTACAACTGTGGTCTCTGATTGGTTAATAGCATGCTCACACTCCCCACTTTGTGCGAATTCTTTGTAAGAATGAGGCTTTTTTTTCTTGTAACTTCTTTCCAATTTCTTCCTCTTGCTGTTTTTTAAGACTTTTTAGTCTATCTTTGCCTGCCTTGGCTAATCGTTCAATAATATTTTCCCACTCATCTGTAGGTGCATAAGCCTCTAATTCGCCAGCTATTTCAATATAAACTGGATAGCCTTTGAAAGAAACTTGCAGTCTACTATCATAGTGCCAATAAACTATTTCAAGATGTATACCACGACTTAAACCGTCAAATATTAAACCTTCATTGTAAAAATTTTCATCGGCTGTTGTGGCTATTTCGTCACGAAAAAGAAGTGGTCCTCTTTGTCCGCTGGCAGTTGATCCATATTCAGAGTAAACTTCGTCTCCATAAGGGTCATCCATGTATGATGAGTCAAAAAGACCTGTCCCTTGACGAATCACTGGTGTCCCAAAAGCTTGTAGGATCATGCCAAATTTACCTGATGGTCCCATAAAATTCTTTTTGGTTGCTTCAATGGTCCTTTGTTCTCTAATTACATTTTCTTTTTGTTTACTCATTTTGATGCCTAGCTAACAAGGATATATAGAAGGGAGGTGTTTCATGTATTTATTAGATAAAGTTATGAACTTTTTTGGTTTTGAAAAAGTAAAAGGAGCTAAAGTAATTAGTTGGAGAATAAAAAGACCTACTATTCTTGTTCCTAGAATTAAAATTCCGACTCAAAACAATAAGAAAATTCAATTTATTATGAATGATCTTAGCACTCCAGATTTGATCAAGGAGATTCTTCCTCCCGTATACACAGGTCGTATTGCTTTTGCGGTGAAAAATTACAGAGGCGGTGGATTTTTAAGAAACACAATAGAAGGACAAGCAGCAAATTGTTTTGTGGTTGTTGCTAATACTTTAAATTTTTTCAATTCTAAATCAGAGCGAGCATTTGCACGTTGGGCAAAAGCCTCCATATTAAATGTTTATCCTCGTGCGGGAAATGATTTGAATGCATATTATGATCGCTCATCTTTAAGATTTTTCAGTTATTCTCATCCAAAAATTGGAGGAACAATTCACACATGTGATTCGTCTGAAATTGTAGCCCATGAGCTTGGACATGCAATATTAGACACATATAGACCAGAGACTTGGAATGCTGCTCTGATTGAAGTAGATGCTTTTCATGAGGCTTTTGCAGACTTTACTGCCATGATTCACGCATTAAATTATGATGAAATGATAAACAGAGCTTTAAGTGAAACAAATAACGATTTACGAAAACCAAATGTAATTAGTCGGATTGCCGAGCAATTTGGAATCGCTATTTTTCAACTTTTTGGATCAACAAATGGAAAGCCATATGACTGTTTGCGTTCAGCAATAAATTCTTTTGTTTATGTAAGTCCTAGCACTTTGCCCCAAGATGCACCACCAGATCAATTATCATCAGATCCACATAATTTTAGCAGAATATTTTTAGGTGCATTTTATGACATTTTTGTAATGATGTATGAGGACAACTTAAATCAAGGCATAGCTCCTATTGATGCTGTAAAAGTTTCACGAGATACTTTGAGCACATATGTTTTAAAAGCCGTTCAAAACGTTCCAATTAATGCTAAGTTTTTTTCTAGCATGGCAACGACCATTCTTTGGGCTGATGTGGTTTTGAGTAACAGGAAATATCATGATAGAATTCATCAAATTTTCGTGGCAAGAAATCTTGCTGCTCCAGTTTTGCGAATGCTTAGCGTGGCTCCAGCATGTCCTGATGATTTAATCCTAAAAACAGCAACTAATATGGAGATTAAATTACAAGACCAAATATTGAGAGCACAGACAAATAATCCTCTTTATAATGTGACAGTAGAAATTCCTAATGAAGAAGCGTATTTGTATGATTTAAATCGCATGCCTTATGATTTAATTTCAGTACCACAAGATGAATCAATTCAAAATGCTTGTGACATGATTGATTTTTTGAATGCTAAAAATAAAGTTTCTGATGACTCAGCAACTCCTTTTGCAATCATAGATGGAAAGTTAGTTAGAACTCATATTTCCTAAGGAGAACTTATGTCTTGTTATAGCTGTACCCCAAATGAATCTTCAATAGAGTATACTCGCAGACGCAAGCCGGAAAATAATCAGGGTTGCGGATGTGGCAATGTGGAAAACACTTGCGAAACACCTTCGCAGGCGTTAGAAGGCTCTCCATTATATGAATGGGAGCAAATCTATGGTAAATTGGTAACGACTGTAAAAATGGAAAGAAACCCTGAAGGAAAAATGGTGCAAGTCGTAGAAAAAAAGCCATGTCCTCCAAAAAGCAAGCCGCACACTTATGGTTGCACATCGATAACTTACAGAATTAATCGATAAGATATGGACAAATTTCTTTAGTTGACTATCAATCTCTCTTTCTAATTGATTCCTAACCTTCCACAAAACCAGATTATTGCTAACCTGAAACCCAACTTGACGCCTAACCTGATCCACAGTCTGATTCCAAATCTGATCCCTAACTTGCCACTTAACCTGACACACAACCTTATCTTTCATTGTTAATCTCCCGACTTAATCGGAAACAAACCTGACGCCTAACCCTCCAATAAATCTGACCATCAAATTGATTATAAACCTGAACCCAAACCTGATTACTAATATGATCCCAAACATGATCAAAAACCTGATCCATTACTTTCTGAATCTTATCTTTCATAATTAATTTCTCTTTCTAATCGCCTAGCTATCTTACCACAATTTTTGAACCAATTCACAATACATATTTGCGTAATTTGTTTAATTATCTGTCTCAAAAAGGAACTAATCAATGAAAACTTTTAATCAATATATCACCCAAAGAAAATACCTAGAAACAACCGAAGTGCCTTTTCAACTATTGAAAAACCTTTTTAAAAACCTTCAATATCTCTTAGGTCCTAATCAAATTCATAGAGAAAAATTAGCCACCACAGATCAAGGAAGGCAAGCTATTCTAGTCAGTGTAAAGTGGGCTTTGGAAAATGCAAAGACAATGGAAGGTTTAAATGTTAATGACCCAGAACAATTATCAAGAAATGCTCAACAAATTCTAGAATTAGCATATAATACAATAAAATATTTACTTCCATTATACCAAAAGCATATTCCTGATAAAATACCTCAAACCCTTCTAAATATAGAAGAGATTTATAGGAAAATAGTTAGCAGCTAGTTAGGATTTACAACCACAAAAAATTTGAAATGCCACCTGATCCCTAACATTTACATTAACCTGCCAAACTTGATCATTAAACTGCCACCTAACCTGATTGTAAACTTGCCACCTAACCTGATCCCGAACCTAAAACCCAACCTGATTTTCAACTTGATACAAAGCTTCTTTTCTAACTTTATTAATCTTATCTTTCATCATTAATTTCTCTTTCTAATTGATTATCAACCCGATTATTCCTAACCTGACGCCTAACCCTCCAATAAATCTGATCCAAAACCTGAACATCAACTTGATTAAAAACCCGAACATCAACCTGCTCGCCAACCTTATCCCAAACCTTATCCCAAACCTGTTTTTTTATCTCTGTCAAATTTTGAATAATTTTATCTCTCATCATTAATCTCTCTTTATAATTGAAAACAAACTTGATTGTCAACCTGTCTCAAAACTTGATTCCTAACCTGCCAATAAACCTGATCACTAACCTTTAACCTAACCTGATCATTAACCTTCCACCAAAGCTGATATCTAACCTGATTAAGAACCTGATCATAAACCTGATCCACAACCTGACCCCGAACCTGATGTTTAACTTGTTCATTTTTGATCTTATCTTTCATAATTTTGCCTGAATGTTCAGAAATAATTTGCAAATTCTGCAATTGTTTCCTAATATACCCGTAAGTCTTTTTCCTTGGAGGAGCGAACGATGACTAAGAATTTTTCTCAATCAGAAACAGATCCAAATGTAATGGACTGGATGCTAGAATCAAATGCGTTTATGAAATCAACTAGATCTGTCGCAACCACAACATTTGCTGACGAAGATGAAGATGATGATGAAGATGATTTTGATGATGACTATGAAGATGACGACGATGATGACTACTTCGACGACGACGAAGATTTTGATGACGACGATGACGACGATGATGATGATGACGAAGACGATGATGAAGATGATGATTGGAATGGCTGGCAACATGTCGATGACGACGATGATTGGGAAGATGACGACGACGATGACGACGAAGAAGATGACGACTATGACAATGATGACGAAGATTTTTAAATAAATCTTGTACTAAATATTCGATAAAGAACGGGACAATTAGCCTTGTAATTGTCCCGTTCTTTATTAAAAATTACATTAATGAAATATTTAAAGTAAAAATGTCATTAATCATGAGATGGCTTCTGCGATAGCGATTTTTTTACTTGCTTATCGACAGAAGCAGAGACTATATTTTGTTTTGCCATATATTTTCTTTTGAACCTAGGATCTAAATAATCTGAGGTGGCAGTCCTATTTTTGTTTATAGGGCTATTGCCATAACTAGGAAATGCACCAACACCGTGTGCATGCTGGTTTTTAGCCAGTAATTCTTGACTGTCTGGGTTAAATTCTGGGCCTCCACCCGGACCAGCAAGATTCTCTGATTGTATCCATTTTTTGAAGCTCAACATACTCTATATAATGTTATGAAACACAATAATTGGCACGGCATCATGAAAGTTCAAGAGATCCAACTATGGGACTCTTCAAATAATTTGTTGTGGGAAGACCACAATATCAATAATTTACTTCATAATCAAGGCGAAGAATTTATTCTTCAAGCTGCTTTTGTTGGCGGCAAAGTAAGTTCTATCATTCCTGACTTTTATTATCTTGGCCTAGACAACAGACAATCTGTTGTGGTAGATGATACGATGGATGATCTAATTGGTGAACCTAATGGATTTGGATATGTCAGAGCCGAAATTGCTTCTTCAGGCGATTTTGCAATAAACTTTAATAACAATCACTACACTGCAACCAGTCCTATTGTTGCTTTCGTAGCAACTCTTGGGACTTGGTCGCCTGTAAGAAACCTTTTTCTTACAGCAGAAGTTGATGGAAATGAAAAATTAATTTCAACTGCCGTTCTGCCTTCTGCATTAGTACTTAATAGTGGCGATAGAGTTACTATGAGAATTGGGATGCAACTTAAAGACTGTCCACCTGTTTAATTAAATAAAACTTTTTTCAAGCTTTTCATAAGTGCCTATGGTCACATGGTGCATGATATGAATTTCTTTTTGTTTTACCATAGCATGATTTAATTCTTTGTAATTCAGAAATTCAGAGCCACCATCTTTTATATCAAGTAAGTTTTTAGAAGACACTTCTCTGATTGTTTTTTCATACAATCTTTCTAATTCTTCAGGATTTTCTAAAACAAGCTTTCTGTATTCTTCATTTGAAATTTCGAGTTTGGTGCCTTCCCTATAGGGAATCGTTATTTCATAACCATTCGTTAATATTTTTATTGGAAGTTCTTGTTTTGGATTTTTAAGAATGTACTGACAAAAAACCTCTCTTCCCGGTTCTGTTGTAACGTTTTTGTGAGTCCAAATAGGCAAAGAAACACCAACTACTGCAACATCTTCTCCGTTGTGTAAAGCATATCTTTGTTCCTTTGTTAAATGGATGTTATGATGTACTGTTAATCTTAGCATAATTCCTCCATATATACATTAGATGCAACTTTCGCATTTTACTTTAACTTTGTCACCAAGAGAAGATAATGATTAAAAAATTTCTTTTGACCCTAACAATCGTGTTAGGTATTTTTACCGCAGCATTAATGTATTCTGATTTTAATCATAGGCCACAGTTCAATTATGACATGAGTGCTGTTGAGCCCATGCCGATCATTCAAAATGATCCGTTTGCCCATCTTGCACATGGAGGTGCACCTTATGAACAAAGAGACATAAGTGTTCGTAAATGGATTTCAGCAGGGGTAAAAATTTCTGTTAAAGGAAAAGCTGGATCTGGAACTATCGTATTTTATGACTATAAAGATGGCTATGCCTATATTCAGTCTTGTGGGCATTTATGGACTGGTAATATGACTGCCGAAGAAGGGTTGCGAAGAAAAATTAACTGCACTGTGATAACTTGGTATCACAACGATGAAAAATTAAATCCCCCCAAAGAGTACCCTGCTGAAGTTCTTTATTACATAAATACCAGAGGTCAAGATTGTAGTTTATTAAGATTCAAACCAGATTGGATACCCATGTATTTCCCAATCTCACCTCCGGGATTTGAGTACAAAACTGATATGAGGCTTCATTCTATAGGGTGCGATGGTGGTCGTGAAATAGCTCATTACGATGTAAGAGTTTTAGGACAACATGGCGTTGATGTCGTCACTACAGAAAATAGTCCTAGACCGGGTCGTTCTGGGGGCGGACTACTTTCTGAAGATCTGTATGTTGGCATTTGTTGGGGCACGACTGAATTAGAAGGAAATGGAAATGGTCTTTTTACTCCATTAAATGTATTGAGAGAACTCAATGAAAAAAATGGATATGGATGGCTTAATGATGCTGGGACAAGTTATGCTAGAAAACTTCCCATCATAGATCGAAACAACCCTCAAGGCACTTATCCACCTGATTATATACCTCTGCCAAATCGTTAAGCGGTCCAATTGTCATCGTGACCTAATTCAACAAGATCTCCGCTCCATTTGGATTCGGCCTTTCCTTGTGGTTTGTAAAAATGACACATAGAAGCGTAATCACAGTTTTTGCAGTGCCAGCTAACATTTCCCCAAACTTTATCAGGATCTGAGTTTTCAATTTGTATGAATCCATTTTTTAGCTCTTCTTCGACTCTATTTAGCGATTCATCATTGTATTGGGCGGCAACTATGTTTTCACCATCAAGATAAAACAAAGCAGCTTTGATATTACAAGAAGGAATTCCAAACTCTCGTTGAACAACTCTGGCGTAACATCGAAGTTGCAAATCTTCTAAGACAGTTTGATTGTTAACACGAAATTTGCCTTTTTTTGTAGTTTTGTAATCGATGATGAAAGCCTTTTTATTTTCTCCATCACCTCTTATAATTAGTCGATCTATAAAACCAGTTACGCACTTTCCATTCGGGGGATCAAGATCATACCTGAATTCGTGTTCAACCATACCATCGCACCCTACTCTTTGAGTAAGGTTTTGTATTGCACGTAGATGCTTGATCAGTTTAGTTTTGTAATCATCAGGCAAGGCCGGGCATGGTTTGTCATCCTCAAGAGGAATTTTCCCACGAAGTAGATCGGCGGCTATGTCGCCTATAGGTCTTATTGCATTTTCTTGGACATAAAGTTCCGCAATTTTGTGGACAATAGTACCATATACGAAGTAAAATGGCTCAGGGCCGGGAGCAGGCACCTTTAGATGGTAGCGATATTTGTATTGTTGCTGGCAAAGATCAAAACATTTTTTGCGACTCACAGAGATGTGATTGATATTCATGATTCATTTTTCCTTAATTTTGGACACACATTAATTCTGTGTGTTTACACGATTTGTATTATCGGAAAAAATGGATTATAAAACAATACTAAACAAGAAAAATAAGGTAATTTATGGCTGTCGATTTTGATTTGTTTATGGACTGGGCCAAAGAGTATTTTGGCGATAGTAACATAAAAATTCGTAACACCTCTCACGGCACGGAGATATGCACTCATTCAATTTGGTCTGAGAAAAAGCTTGGAAAAACCGATACTAAGTTTCACTTATGGATGAATCCTTCTGGTGGAAAATCGGAGCATCCAGAACTTGGATCGTATAGGTGTTGGTTGACCGATGAAATGGGATCATTGGTAAAATTAGTCAGTCAACTAGAAAACATGGAATGGGATGAGGCTGAAGCTAGAATTACAGGCGGATGTTCACTACGAGATTTAGAACAAAAAGTTCACGAATTTTTTGGTCACAAAGAAACACATCCAACAATACCTCAAGTTGATGAACAAATAAAACCAAAACTTGATTTGCCACCATCAACCTATTTGATTTCTCAACTGGGCAATCATTTTATGGCACACAGAGCAAGTGCATATCTTAAAGATCGCAAAATGTCTATTGATGGTTTGTATGTTTGTGTTGCTGGAGAGTTCAAAAATCGAATTGTTATTCCATATTACAATGACAAAAATGAATTGGTATATTACAATTCACGATTGATGAGTGATAAAAAAGATGTCTTGAGATATATGAAATGCCCAACCACAATTGTCGATCAAAAAGATGTCTTGTTTATGACTAAGTGGCCTGCTAAAGGCTCTAAAATTTACATTCAAGAAGGTGAATTTGATGCTAAATCTTTGGAAATAGCTGGATTCATAGGTTGTGCATGTGGAGGAAAATTCATGTCCGACAATCAGATAGAGCTAATCCGCAACTATAATCCTGTGCTTGCATTTGACGCAGATGAAGCAGGCTTTAAGGCAATGGTCGATATAGGAAAAGCTCTGCTGGAAAAGGGGCTCACACAAATTTATTATGTGCGACCCCCAACAGCTTTTAAGGATTGGAATAAGTTTCTTGTTGAAAGAAATGCCTCAACCATCAAGGCTTACATCGAAAAATTTGAAAAGCCATTCACAGAAAATACACCAAATCTTTTGATGTTAAATCGTTTGTAAATTACTTATTGCATGTGCAATTTTTACAAGAGCAATTCTCACAAGAACAATTCTTGCAATCACCTTTTTTGCAGCCATCGCATTTGCAATTACATTTTTTGTTATTCATATTTTCCTCTTGATTCTCATTTAGACCTTTTTTACTTAACCAATTACTAAAACTGGTATTTTCTGGAAAGCTGATCATTCCTACGGGCTTTTTGACAACGTCGGGAATTCCACTTTTGTTTTCACGATTTTTTCTTGGCATCATTCTTTCATTTTCTAAATCTAAAGCGGCTGTGGCTGATATAGGGGTGCTATACAAGCCGGGATATTGAGATCTGTAATAACCATCAGGATACCCAAATTTTAAGCCAGTACGATTTCTGTTTTCATCAATTTGACAGTTCATCCACTTTTTAAATTTTAAGACTTGCCCTTCTTCGACCTTTTCAGGCAAATCTTCATGTTTGGTTGATGCAAAATCTTCAGCATCTTTTTCTGAAACACTCTTAGTAAGGTCTTTAATCTTAGGGCTTTTACAAATAGATTTCTTCTTGTCACTTTTCTGACAACCGTGTACAATTCCGAATAATCTTTGTTGGCTTTTACTTGTTGCTGGCATAATAAATATCTATTCATTTATCACTTAATTATTTCATGAACGCAAAAACTATTCAAGGTCTTCAACACTTTGTTCACAAAGTGTGCAGTATAATCTCCACATCTATGAATCGTTCTTTTGACGAACGAATATCAAGAGAGCATTTTGTTGTTAGGATAACATCCATAACAGCAGACGGAATTTGGGGGACTCATCCCTACAACAATGATTTGGTAAGTTTTTACAGTTTGCAACATGTAATTTCAATACATGAAGAAGTAGAATTAGATCTAAATAATCCCGAACATACAGAAATGATTAAAGAGTATGAGGAAAAAACGGGTCAAAAAATTCAAGGCGATTTAGTGAAAAAACCAATAAGCAAACCACAAGAACTTCTTCCAGTATTAGACGAAGCTCCGTCACCCGTAGTTGATGATACTACAGGTGACGCTACTTTTGTTGACATTGCTAATCTTGAAGCCTTGGCATCTCATTCCAAAAAAACTTTTGATGCCGAAGATTCTGCAAGAAAGTTTTAAGATCTAATGAGTTGTACAAAGCTTCTTAATTTATCATAAAAACTTTCGTTTTTAACGTTATAACCTTGAGAAAAATTCTTTAGTCTTATACGCAAGTTTTTTTTCATGGCCTCAACATTTATGGATTTGCCTGCTTCGTACTTTTCTGCTATTTGATTAGCTGAGTTTGAAACGATATTTCGCACACCGTTTAAAAAATCAGAATCTATTTTACGCATGCTTTTTTTTAAAAAGTCTACATATGAATCTTCTGTAAACCAATCTGAAATTTCCCCATAAGCTGCTTTTTTAAATTCATCTGAGTTAGAATTTAGGTCTTTAAAAATTTTTTCAGTAATTTTTTGAGCTATTTCAGAATCTGCAAGCCCTTCAAAGTCGCTAGGTCTAAAAACAGATTTATTTTCTTTGCTAGACGTAACATTTGGTTTTTTTTCATCTTTAACTGTAACATTAGATTCTTTTCCAGCAGTGATCGAAGAATTTGTTGGAGTGGTTTCTGGAATTACCTTTCCATCAATAATTTTTTTTACATCCTCAATTGTATTTATTGATTTTTTATCTAACAAACCTAATAATTTAAAAACTGTTTGCAATTTTATGTTTTTATTTGCCATTGCTTCTCCAAATTTTTCGCTTAATATTGAAAGAAGTTTATTTTCACTTATGTCAAGAACATAATCGTCCTCATCTTCTAGTTCAAAGTCTATTAGGAATGCTTCTATTTTTTTGAACAAACTTTTGTTTATTATTTTGAATTGCTCATTGGAAGCAAGTTCCTTTTGATATCTTTCAGCATTTTCATTTGATCCAACTGTAGTGGGCGTTTCAGGTTTTTCAACTTTTTTCTTTTGAGAGCTTATCTCAGCTTCAAATTCATCAAGGGTTTGCTTAATTGATGCATCTAAATCCTTTTTTTCTTCAAACTTTTGTTTGACAATATTCACAAGTTGACTTAATTTTTCTTTTCTTTTTAGATTGCGTTCTTTTGAAGCGAACATTTCAACATAAGCATCCAAAAGTTGTGTGGTATTTATGCCCGAACCGCTTTGACTACTTAAAAGATCTCCCTCAATATCTTCATTTTTGAGAATGCCTTGCTCTCCTGAAGAACCTTGCTCTCCTGAAGAACCTTGCTCTCCTGAAGAACCTTGCTCTCCTGAAGAACCTTGCTCTCCTGAAGAACCTTGCTCT